TATAAATTTACTTGTAATTCTGTTCTTGATATTTCGTAAAAGAGGTTTTGCAGTTGATGCAGGCACCTCACTCCGTGACAAGTGCATCGGCTGTCACAGAGCCTATCCTTATAGGCTTCAATGGCCACGAACTCTCGGTTGACATTGATTGAGATATGCCTATCCTGCTGAGTCTTATTCCCGACACCATAGCTATTGAAGGTGAATCCCATTCGCTCCAACAGTTCTTGGGTAATCGGGATGCCTTGCAGATCATCGGGTGTTGACTCAAACACATCCCCCTCGTTTCCATCAAAGTTAAGATACACATAGTCCTCGCCTATCGCCTGAGCATACATCGGGAATTGAGTGCGCTCTCCATCATACACCCAGTTCCCCAATCTTAAATCTTTTGTGTTTATCATATTATTTCAAAATAAAAAGCGGCAACTCCGTATTGGAATTACCGCAAACCTCATCGTATTGTTGAAATTGATATACTATGAAGGTATTTCTAATAGTTTCTGTCCTATTCTGCGAACACCGTTAATAATCTTTTCCTGCATCTTTGGCCTTGGATTACTTCTACCCTTCGCATAGTGGCTTAACTGCTGAATGTTAATGCCTGTTTCGTGAGATAATGCCTTACGAGTCACAAGCTGGTCAACAAAGTGCATTAGAGCCTTGCCCGACAACATATAGACAAGCTCATAGCCATCTGAAAACTCTTCGGGAATAACATCCCCATCTTCTCTCATACCCTGTAGGTGCATCTGTAAAGAATGCTCAAAATTAAGTTTAAGCTCTTCCAATGACCTACCAGTCGCAATGCAGGCAATGTCTTCATTCTTTGTGGCTGCACAATAATTTCTATCCCAGTCCACCAAAACGATTGCCTTATTCATAATAATTGTATTTTGTGTGTAATTAGTTTATTTCCAACCCGCCTGCTTCCAAATGCTGTTCAGCAACTCCTGTACCAAGACCTCGCTTGGCTTACCGTTTACCGTCACGCGCCCTTTCTTTGTGGGATGCTTGAACTGCCTATGACTACCCTCTTGGGCAACCTGATACCAGCCATCTCTGCGAAGCAAATCTAACACTTCTCTTACCTTGTACCGCCTCATTATATATCAATTTCAACGCTCAAAGATATATAATTTTATACGATTATGCAAGAAAAATATACAATTATATACTTTTGCGATAATCCCAATATGTCAAAGAACTTTCTAAATACCTATCTTAAATCACTAGTTGCTATCATAACTGAATATCATAATGTTCAATGTCACTCTCATCAAGGCAGAAGCGGATGTCCTCGCTTTCCACATTGTTGTTCTCCAAACTCTTGATGAACTGATATATCCTCTCTCCGTTTTCAGGATTGCGATGGATGGCCCTCGCAAGATAGATGTCGTGTTTACAGAACATTCCCGCATCACAGTTGAACTGATCGTATGCGACATCGTTGTAGATTCCGTTCTTTCTGAATATCTTTTCAAGGTGCGGCTGAATGTACATTCTGTACTGCGACTCAATCTTCTCCAGATATCCATATATGTTTGCCCACGCCCCCTTCATCTGGTCTGCCATGTCCAAGTCTTTCTTGAGGCTGCTCTTATGTTCTCCTCCTTTCTTCTTCTTGGCTACCGCTAAATACTTTTCTTCCTTTGTTGTCATATTACTTCAAATCCGATAATGCCTCCACCAAAAGACTGATAACATCTCTGATTTCGGACTTTGATAATACATAGTATTTCTGCTTTTCATCATAGAGTCCGTCCCTCTCTCCGAACAGCCCCATATCAACGGAATCTCCTTTCTCCATTGCGATGATACTATCCACTACATCATCGTGGTTTGTGCTCATAAAACCGCTTGCCGACACATAGTCGAAATCGTTTTCGTATGTATGCGTCAGGACTTTTATATCTCCATGCAGTTCGGTCAGGAACACCGTCCCTGTCGGCATCCCTAAAAATGTTTTTCTGTCAACAATTATCATACTTAACTTTAACGCTTATAAATTTACCTTTCTTATCTCTTTGGTGGTCATAGCACAACATCCTATCCCCTTGCAAGAATCGCCTAATATTATCTCGGTCACACAAAAGAAAATCTTGTATGCACTTATTGTAAATTGCTCGGCTTCCCTTTTCTTCTTTCAATTTAGACCTATCTATGTTGTACCATCCAAAGTCTATCTTGCCTATTTCCATCAATGTCATCAGCATATCCCTTGCACCTTGCAGATACAATGATTCCTTGGAAAGACTTATTGGATTCCCCAAGAGGGCTTCCGCCCTCCGGGAATTGCTTTGAATAGAAATTGTGTCATCCTTTTGATTTACCATAGGCAACATTGTATTTAGTAGTTAATATATTGAAGTCTATATGTTTCGATTCCGCTTCCCACTCCTGTCTCGTGAATCCCTCTGCCATATATCCGAATGTACCTTTCTTCTTCCAATTCAGCAGTATCTTCTTCATCCACCTTTCGTAGTTTGCTACCGCATTGCCACTCCAAATGCAATCGTATAGGCAGTAAAGCCCTTCGCAAACTATATGTTCGGTAGTGCTTCTTCCGATAAATAAAGTCCGCATACAATAATCTTTCAGTATCAGCAGAAGATGATTTTCCACATAGGCATTTATCTCTGTGAAATCTTTTGTCTCAAGGTAGTTGAGGGTAAGAGACGATTCCTTGATTATCCTGCGGAGTTTCTCTTTTTTTTGCTCTATCGTGGCAGCACTATGTCCTGAATTTCTCCTTGTGTATTCATAGTATCTCTTCGGGCTAACAACGCATAGGTTCTCTGCCTTGATATTATGAATGTCTCCATCCTTGTAGATGATACTGCATCCATCTTCGTAATCCGCAAGATATGCCTTTGCCACAAGTTTAGCCGCCTGCCAATAATGAACCTTTCCATCAATCATTATCGTCAGTTTGGCAGTTGCCTTCTTTCCAAGGATATTGGTTGCATACACTACCTTCTTCTCCTTGCCGTCTCGAAAGAATCTACCGTCAGGAGATACCATTATGCCGAAGTAAGATTCTTTTAAGACTTGCGCCTGCATACTATGTCGAATATTGCTTTGGTGAGATAAATGTCATACATCGCATCGTGGAGCTTATCCTCCTCTACCTTGATTCCTAAGGTGTCGGCAACAGTGCTCAACTTGAAGTTCGCCATGTCAGCTCTGCGCTCAGCAAGGTAAGGCGTAGCGAGAACCATGACATCGAAGCTGTTTGACCAAAACCATGATCCGAAATACTTGTCTCTGTTCTGAGCGAAGAACTCACGGAAGAACTGGTTATCAAAGGAAGCGTTGTTGTAGCCGACGAGGAAGAACTTGTCCTTCTTGTCGAACTTGCTGACATACTTGCCGAGCATCGCCACAATCTTCTTGTAGACCTCCTGCATCGGCTCATACGCCATGACCTGTTCCTTGGTCACTCCGGCAACCTTCAATGCCTCCTCATCTATAACGGCATAGGGATTCGGCTGAACCTTGAAGTTGAACTCCTCCTTGGTCTCACCGTCAATCACTATCGCTCCGGAAATCTGATGGATTCCATGTCTTTTGCAATCGAGACCCGTAGTCTCTAAGTCGTAGAAAAAGAGTTTCATTCTATTGATCTGTATTCTTTAAGTCGTTCCTCATAAGCCGGTGTGTTTACATATCCGCAGCATCTTTCCGTCTCCGGGCAGAATCCACGGTATAGACATTCCGACACACATTTCTCTGCAAGGACAGGATCAACCTCTCTCAAGGCATCAATCACAAGTTTCCATGCAAGCCTTGTTTCCGGAGAAGTGCATCCCATACAAAGTCTCTTGCGAGAGATATTGATGAATGCCTGAGCATTGCAGGTCATATCCATATCATTGCCCTCTCCTTGGAACATATAGTCCCTTTCTTTCCAGCCCTCACGGAGCAGTCCCTCTTCCTGTAGAACCTCTATCAGCCTTTTCGTGATGACCTCTACCTCGGAGTTGATGTCCTGTCTCTGCGTATGGACAAACTTCTCACATCCTTCGTGGTGACGGACAAGGTGTACCGTGACCCACTGACGAAGATTCTCAATCGTGAAATCATATTCGAGAAGCCTGATAGGGCTGTGCTCAGCCAGCAGAATCTTCTTCTTGAATTTGTCGCTTGGCTCCTTGTCTAAAGGTTTCTTACCCCATGTTCTTCTCGCTGCGTTCAACACCCTCTTCCAATTCGGTGTCACGCACTCCATTCTCGTTACTTTTGGTTTGTTCATCTAATTTATCGTTTAATTCTTTGATTATTGCCGCTTGAGTCGCCATTATGACACCGGCTTCCATTATTGCGTTTTCTTGTTTCTCTATATGCTCTGAAGCCGCTTGTACGGCAATATTTTGAAAGCCACAAACAAGATACATAGCTGTGGCAAGGAAACACCACATCGCTTCCATCCAATCTTTTTCACGAAGGCTTATCACGAAACACAGTATGCCGTATCCCAAGACAAACCACGTTTTCCAATCTTTAAATAACTCTTTAAATGCCTTTTTCATAAATCCAACTTTAACTGTTCAACATCATTCTTTTGTTTGACCATTTCCTTGGCCACCTTCAGGGAGGTGCCGTTCTTTATCAGTCCGATGGTCCGCTCACGGCCCAACTTTTTGTAGACCGGAACCCACTTACTCAAAAGAAGATCATTCTTCGGAAGAACAATAACATATTCCTCTCCATTGAACTTGATGCCTCCATAAAACCTTGCCACGGAGAGCTGGCTATTCATCCAATAGCCTTCCTCAATCAGAATCGGTGTCATATCTTGTATATTACAGGTTCTGCATTCTCGTAGGCTTCAAGGTAAGCCATAAAGATCATTGCTCCCCAGTGCGTAAAAAATTTACGTCTTTTCTCTTCGGTGAGATTATATTCGTACCACCGGACTTCATACTTCCTTTTCATCATCTTGTATATCAATTACTGCGTTTACTTTCTTACTCAGATCCTTCAAGCCGAAGTATTCATCAATCTTATCCAGGAACTCTCCGAGAGTGCCCTTAAATTCAAAGTGTTTCATATGCTATACATTATTGCTGCTGTGAATGTACTTTCAAATGCTACCCTTTCAAGCCAGTATATGTAACTTGTCTTGACCGACTTGGTGAAGAATGCAAGTGCTGTGATTATTCCCACCCAAGCGAGGATAATCCACCAATACGGAGTGACGAGAATAACCCATAGGAGCGAGCATGCTGCTGCGATGAGTGCTGCGATAGAGTGAACCTTGTTCTCAAGGTTTGACGAGAGGAATGCAGGTGCAGTACCAACGAATGCTATGGCAGCAGGTGCGAGGAAAGCGAGGAACTGGAAGTCGCTTCCTTCCGACATCGTAATCCACGCAGGCATCATGAATGCGACCACGAGATACATCATTGCAGGGAATAGGAACCCCTTGTTAAAATTCTCCTTGTAGAGATAGTAAGTCATGCTAAGTGACTTTGGAATGCCGAAGAATGCTATTGTTACGGCATTGTAGGCAACGAATATTGTCGTTGCGATGATGATTGAGATTGTTACTAAGTTCATATTGTTTCGTTTAATCGTTAATTTTCTTTTCTTTTATAATATTATCCCACATCGTATCCTTCATTTCCTGGCGGGTCAGGAACAAACCTCCAATAGTCCGAAGTGTAATCAGGGTCTCTATACTCAAATAAATCGTTGTGCCAGTCGAAACAACGGAGAAAGACCCTTTCCCCATCGTGAAATATGCAGTTAAAGTATGGGTTTCCTTTATGCAGTATCTCTATAAGCACGCCCTTATAAGGCTTGTCTTTTAGCGGAGGATAAGACTCCTCGAAGTTAATCCATTTGCCATAATCGACCTCGGATACAATCTCTGGCTTTACAAGAGATATGTATTCTTCTATCGGCATTCCTCTTTCTTCCATCTTACTTTATAAACAACCTATTCAACATTACATTCGGCAACCCCGAACATTTCATCCATTTCCCTATCGCCAAAGTTATTGTCGGGATAATCAATATATCGGTGTCGGTCTCCCTTGGAGTTCCAGAACCTATCCTTACATCTTGTAGAGCAAAAGGCTTGGGAATACTGCCTTTTAGTGAACTTGGTGTGACAGATAGGGCATTCTATCGTTTCTCCAACTTTGGCTTCCTTGTTGAGTTTATATAAACCCTTCTTCTTCTTTTTCTTTGCCATATCACTTCACTTTATAAACAACCGTTGAATTTATTGATGTGTCTTTCTATTGTGCGTTTATAATATTGTAAGTCTTCTATCGCTTTATCTTTTTCAAGATAAATGTAGGTATTGCAATACGTCAATCCAGTTGACGAGACATAAGCATGAACTGTCAGACCTTCTTGAAATTTGATTTTGTAATGATTAGGTTCTTTCATGCTTTCCAAGATTTCAGATACTGTAATAGTACCAGCATCTCTTAATGGAGTAACAAAGTAGCAGATGTCTCCTACCTTTAAGTCTCTAACGGTTTTCATTTCCTTTCCTGCTTATTCAAATACTTTTCACATACAAGCATTGCAACATAGCATCCAAAGAAGTTAGTCGTTGCCTGAACACATATTGCTATCCACAGGTCAACCTCGGCTATGAACTTGATTACTACTGCCGAGAATGTATAGCAGATGCAATTCGCAAGAGATGCTATTAACTTACTTGACTTAATCACAAGGATAGACCTCGCTATGTGTAGAAACACATTGATAAACGAGATTATGAAATATGTGAGTATCATTACTTTTCCTCCTTTTTGTACTTCTCCACGAGGGCGTGGGCAACTTTGAATGAAATATCAACAATTTCATCACAAAATGAGCGACCCTCTTTTGGAGTTATTTATCTGACATAACTCATCAACCCCTGCATCGCTGCTATCCCCGCCTGGTGCTCAAGGCGAGTCCAGTAGTCCTCTGGAGCATCTATAAACTCAAGTTCGTTTTCAGAATATGAAGCTTGACATTTAGTTATATACCACGCCACATCACCTATATAATGGGACAACTCAACATCTACTATATATCCCGTTGCTTTTACACGCGCTTTCATTTCTTGTTCATCGCTAAAATTTTCATCATCAACTTATGCTTCGCCTTATCAAGACACTTCCGGCAGTAAGGCTCCGCAGGAATGTCCGGATCAATCACCGGCCAGAAGGCTACTGCCTGCTTTCCACAGACGCAGCATTTACATTCGGATGCTTTCATAGTTTATACCCCATTTTAATAAGTTTCTTCCTTGCATTCTTCTCATTGAGAGTCTGCACATACACGCAGTCTTTCTCAACGGTGACATTATTCTTGTAGATAACCGAGCCATCCATCCCCATCACAATCTCCTGATTCATCGGAGCGACCTTTATTTCCCTTTTTACCAAGTTGAAACAAAACAAGGTATGCCCCTTGATCCGCCTTTCTTGCCCGATGAGATGGAACTCGTTTTTCTTCTTCTGAACCTGCTCTGTCCGGAGCTGGTCCATGTCCTTTTCGTTTATATGTGGTGTCAGGTTCATAAGCTATACTCCCATTCACTAACATCTATCCAGTTCGGATCGCTGAACGCATTCTCCAATTCCTCCTTGGCAAAGGCGAGGATGGAAACTCCGACCATCAGCAGTATTATCCCAAGCAGTGCCATCATATTAGAACGGTAAGTCATCATCTTGTGGGATACCTGCACCTGGCATTGGGGATGAAGACGCGTGATGCGTGTTCTGCGTGCTTCTTATGTTCTGTGGGGCATCTGATTGCTCTTTCCTTTCAAGGAACTGTACATTATTAACAAGAACCTCTGTAATATATCTCTTGATGCCGTTCTGGTCATCCCATGACCTTGTTCGGAGCTTGCCCTCGACATAGAGAAGCATACCTTTTGTCACGAACTTTTCAATAAGTTCCGCTGTCTTATCGAAAGCAACAATGTTATGCCACTCTGTGTTCTCTTTTACTTCGCTGTTGCGGTCTCTGTACTTTTCTGTTGTCGCAAGGCTAAACTGCGCCGCTTTGCGTCCCTGTTCGTTGATTGTCTTTACATCGGGATTACCACCGCATCGACCGATCAATTGTGCTTTGTTTAAGTAACTCATGATTTTTAATTATTAATGTTTATGCCTTTTTTTGTTGTTTTCTATTCTTACGCATCCGCATGACTTGGTGTGTCCTTGTTTTACAGATGCTGCTGTCACCTCGAAAGTGGTACCGCATTCGCACCTAACCAACCACCGTGCATTACGATTTTCATTCAGTCCTACGAATCTGACAAATGACAGACGGTGTATCTTCTGTCCGGTAAGGTCCTTAAAATTGTGTGCGTGTCCGTTCATAGCAACGTGTCTTTTTCCCTTCTTTCAGCCTTGTTCAATATTAGCCTTATACATCTTGCCTGATTCGAGAAATAATGTCTTTTTGCCCCGTTTCTGTCGGCATTTTCAATACGTTGCAGAGTATCACGAATCCTCTTGACCTCTTTTTCTGAAAGTATCATCCTCTATCCCTCCTTTCTTCCCAGCGATGTTCTGCGGCGTCCCACTGATTTACAAGGTCGTCACAATCAACCTCCCCTTCACCATCACAACAGCGACACCTCTCTATTTCTATGCGGCAGTAGTTCTCATTCTTGCTTTCTGCCTCATCTTCTGTTTTGGGGAGCATAAGCCAAGCAGTTTCCGTAACGGGAGTAGTCTGTCTGCTTACTATATTGAACGCAAGGTAAGGGGTATGCCCTGTGCCATTGCAATGTGTGCAAATTGTTGCCATAACGATTATATTATAATCACCTAATAGATATAGTTTTCGTTATACAAGATTTATGTGCCAAGTAGAACTAGCGGAACATTACAACAACCAAGTCCATTTCATTGCGAGCGAACTTCGATTCCATCTGCTTTTCAAAAGCGTCTTGTTCTTCTTCTGAGTAAAATTTCTTTTTACCCATCTTGATTCCCTTGCCGTTAAGCTGTACGAGATACCGTGTAGTGATTGTTTCCATTTTCGTGTAGTTTAGAGTGTTTGTATTATAATCACCGGGCAAAATTATAAAATATTTTAAAATAATAAAAATTTTTCTTATAAAAATGGGCAATATTTTAGTTCCCTACCTGCTCTCTTGGATTTTCTCTAAGAATCCCATTAGAAGCAACGGATAGAGGCGGTTATAGAGCCTTTTTGCAGACTTACGTTCATCCTCTATGTCCTCGCTAATAATCTCGTCATAGTCTTCCATATTTGCGATTAGTCTCAATATGTCCGCAATACCTCTCGCTTCTGTTGGCGTGAGGAGTATTCCTGTGTTTACGTTCTTCATAATCTTTCTCCTAATTTTAATACAAAATAGTATTCTCCATATACTGCACCCCATTCTTGCTTCCCTCTTGAAATAACGATGTCTTTTATTTTGAACGTCATCGAAGGTCGGTCTTTTGAGTAGCCGAGGTAGAATGTCACAGTGTCATAGTTCTTGCGTCTAACAAAACCTTCTTCCAAGTAATACTGTAACATAATGACTCTATCGGAAAAGAACTCAGCACGAATGCTTGTTATTTTCTCATAGTAGTCGTGATGTGCAGGGTCTCTCTCCTCTATAAGCCTCTTTATCCAGTACGGCTTGATCTCCCTATACTCTTCGGTCTTTTCCCCGGATGCGATCATCTCAAACCACTTTCGCTTCAATACTAAGTCAAGCGTTTTCATAACCTTTCCTCCTCACACTCTGGTATATTGATAAACGACCCATCGAATGGCGAGTCCGTGTCTATGTCAATCACAACCTTCGACTTCTTGCCGAGGTCGGAGACATAAATCAAATCGCAGTCTCTTAATCGTGCATAGCACTCTGCAAGCGAGTTGCATGATATTTCAATGTGCTTCATACTACCATTCTCCTTCTTTATATATCTCCTTAATTCTATCCTCGGCACTTTTCTTTGCAAGATACTTCTCGCAAAGGATGTACTCTTTCTTCTTTCTTTTGTCGCGGACGATTATCGCCCACCGGCCATTGCGGTCTTTCTCTTTATACAGGTAGTACCGCAGTCTAAAAAACAGTCTTTTCATATCTCATTACGGTTTACTAATTGATATCCTTGTCATATTCATATAGAACAATTCTCCTTTGAAGTAGGACGGACTATTCGCCCATTGCTGTCGCACACTAACCACATAGCCTTTGCTTCTCAAGAATCGGAGAGCAAGGATACGGTCATCGTGCCAAGTAGTCTCATACCAAGCCGGTGCGTGCTTCGTTATTTTTCTCAAAGATGAATCATAGATTTCAGCAACCACGCAACTATATACTCCCTGCTTGCGAATAACCTTGTTGATGTGTCGGATAACTCTTAACACTCTGCGTTTACTCTCTCTCTTTCCCATATAAAAACACAGTTAGTTGGTTCGTCTATTCCTGCTCTTGTGATAAGACCAGGGAATCGTTCTTCTATGTGCGGCAAAACCATTATCGGATTATCTCTGTGCGTCACTCTGTTGCCTACAAGAATGAATTTCTTGACAGAGGCAAGCAGTCGCTCAAAGTCGATGCCCCAATCGTTGCCGGACTGCGTGTCGTTGCGCCACTTGTGAGTGACATAGCAACCAATAACCGCCTCCGGCTTAAAACGCCTTACAGCCTCCATTGCTTCGGCTTTGATAATATCCTTTGGGTAGTTTATTATCGGCTGACCACAAATGGCGTAATGCTGCCTTACAGCCTTGTTGTCCCTCTGCAAGCAACTGTCCGTAATCGGTATTCCGAGAGTTCTGCCGACTACGCCGTTACCTGCACCTATCTCAATGGTTCGCATTCCCTCTATCTCTCTTGCGAGATAATCAATCAACTCTTGCGTTGGAAGAACATAAGTTCCTGTTTCGTGCATCAACTGACGGACTGCTGCCCAATCATATTCACGCCAGACGGATGCCGGCAGCACCTTGATAAACCGCCCTTGCATCACTCGCTCTTTCAAGGAACTTATATCAACCTTATTCAATACTTCTATATTCATTTTGATATGCTTTATTCTATATCCGCACCGTCCGCCCAATCTATTTGTCTTTCACAGGTCGGGCAAATAGTATGAGGTATTGGAAACTTATTTACCTCGTTCCATTTCGCTATATATACACACCCACAGTCGGGGCAAGTAAACTTCCTTTTCGGGAAATGTTCAGTTGTTCCTTTTTTTAATATTTCCATTTGCCTATTTATTAAACAATTTGTTTAGATAAGATAAAATTGTCCTCGTTGCATATTGTAGTTTGTGGCTGTTGTTGCATATACCTTGAATTTTATAGGTGTTTACAACCGTCTTTATGAGGGCAAGTTTTCTCCGATGTTGCATATACCTTGAGTTTTTATAGGTATTTACAACAGATTGAATTTTCCATAAACACAGAGGAGTTGCATATACCTTAAGTTTTATAGGTATTTACAACCTATCCGACATAACTACCTACAAACCACTTTCGTAAAGGTATTTCAGGAGTGAGAAATCCTCCCGTTAAGGGTGTGCAACCACCCCGATATATTGTCTTTATTCTTCTATCAACTTAATCCCGGCCATCTTACACTTGTAGGAAATCTTCTCCTTCAAGCCATAGTAAGACCAGTTGCGAAGGACGAACTCTTCATGATTGTTCTTCTCTTCAACTGCGTTGTCCTTCTTGGCTTTCTCTTCCCTCTTCTTCTGCGACATGAGAACTATCTCACTACACTTGTGCTTGATGGCTAAATCCACCAGTTCACGGGAATAAGTATGGAGTTTCGTGTCTACATAGTTCATTTCCTTTTCGTGGTATCGTTCTATTGCCTGACACTTCCTCTTTCTGCCCTTACCTCCCGTGCTATATTTGTTCTGCTTCTGACATCTCCAAACCGCTTCCTGAATCTGCCTTCTGCGATAGTTGAACTCTTCCTTTGTTCCTATCTCCCAAACAACACTCTTGGTCTTGCTCTCGCCACAGAGATTATAATTTATATCCGTAGTGCATACAATAGGATTCATTACTCCAAGGAAGGCGAATATCTGTTTACCCTCTGTCAGTTTATGTTCCTGAACAGGAATATCGACACGCAAAAGCAGATATATCTTCTTCCCATCAATCTGAATGGAAGATGTACACATCTTGTAATCTCCCTCTATGACTCTTTCCACAATCACTCTGTTGTTACTCCTATCCCTGCCGAATCTACATTGGAAAGGGATACCCATAAGAGTGAAGAGGCACCCTTTGCGGACAGTATCTTCCTTATCGTGATATTCGGAAATGCGAAGATCACAGAATCTTTCCGCCTTAAACGGCATTGGCATATTCGCCTTATATGAACGGAGTGACCTATTCCACATTCCTTTCTTTCGGTCGTCCTGATAGACCTTTCGTACTTCCTGACATACGCAGGAAAGCATACCCATATCCGCCTTTCCTTTGAACATCTCGGAAGCCTTGACATAGGGTGCATTGTTTCTTGTTGCAGCACTTCCCTTTGCTCCGAGATAGACTATCTTCTCTCTATCTTCTTCCGAGAGATAAGGGGTTGTATTGTCAAGCATATACAAATGCGAGATAGCCATATTAGCGGTAGCGACTGCCGCCTTACTGTTGTCGTAGAGTTTTTCGTAATACGACTTACGGAGGTCTTTATCATCCTCGCAGATAAAGACTTCAATTCTTCTTGTGATAACCATAGCGATTTAGGATAAAACGATGTGGGGCGTGCTGTAGCTGTATAGCAACTAGTTAGACAGTCTTTCCGAGTGGAAAATTCCCTCGTATTAAGGTAGTACAGCCTACCCGATTGTTATTATTTACGGTTCTATATTCTTCAATTCAGAAGCCTTCAACTTGTACTTGTAAGCATCAAGCACCAAGCGACTGTGATTATTCATCTGCTTGAGCATCGCAACACTCAACTTGCCTCTCTCTATCTCAATCTCCTGGTTGTCATTCTTCTCAAGCAACTGTGCGATATAACTGCTGACATCCATACCTTGAATCAGAGTGTCAAGCCTTAATTCATGTAACAATTCTTTCATAATAATCTATTTTTTCGCCTCTCTTATCTTGTCAGAATTGTCTTTAAGGGCTTCGAGCATTGAATTGAGAGCTGCGAGGACTTGCACCAATGTTGTTTCTTGAACTTCGTGAGCAATAGCAGAGTCGATGATACCGGTCGGCAGTTCCATACAACTCGGAGAATAATCCAAGTGTCTAGAGCAAAGGAAACGAATTATACCGTTGTCAACAATATACATTCCCTCTGGGGTATTATCTTTTGCCCAATCATAGGAGTATATATCCACATTCTGCTTTACTTTGATGATTGGGAGCTTTATTGTAATTTCTTTATATTCCATATAGATACAATTTAAGCTATGTGCCAAGACAAAATCTCAGCACATAGCATAGTGAATTACTGTTTAAGCATGAATCTGCGACTGCCCGGAGTAGTGACCATATATCTTGAATACAGTTCTGGATTCTCCGCTGCAAATGCCTTCTCGTCGAACTTGCTTGATTCCTTGGCTGCTTTCCAAGTAGCAAGGGTCTTGAACGGCATTTCGTTTGTCGCTGGTATAATTAGACTTTCCGCGTCTTGAAGGGCAAATTTGAGGGCATTCTCGGCCTCTGTTTTGATAGCCGAAAGTTCCTTTATCTTTGCATTCACATCGACAAGAGTGTGATACCTGTCAAGGAGTTCATCTGTCGCTTCGACTGACTTTCCGACATTGTGAATCGGATACTTTCTCTTCACATCTTCGATGTTCAAAAGAGCAGGCTCCTGGTCTCCGAGGATGTTATCAACCCAGAACTTTTCGATTTCCGCAACGATTACATCATTGTAGAAGTCCTTGTCAAAAACGATATGCTTATATCCGAAGTCCCTGCCTTGTGTCAGCCAAGCAAGATATGCCTGATTCATTTCGCACACGCCAAGTTGATATATCACCTGCGTGAACCAAGTGAGAGGAATATCATCATCGAATATCTGCTTCTGTGTTGACTTGCATTCAACGACAACCTTGTTATCTTGTGTGTGCTTCGCATTAGGCAGCCAAGCATATCGGTCGGGACTAACACGGAGGAACTGCTTATCTTGATTGACTACGACGAACTCCTCTGCGGAACGCTTGATGATCTCGATGCCGGTTTCATCGGCACAGAACTTTGAGATTGCATCTTCAAGATAGTGTCCCGCTTTCATTAGGAAGTTCTCGCTCTCTACTTCCTGTACTCTGCCTGTCTTGCGGAGCCACAACTGATAAGGAGTGTCGTATGGATTGACACCGAGGATGGTGCCTATCTCTGATGCACCGATACCTCCTTTCCTTGCCTCCAACCACTCTTTGTGATTATTGGCTCTGATTGTGAAATTAGCCATTTGCGTGTAGTATTAAGTAGCTGCCCTCTATGCGTTTGGAAGATCATCTTCAAACATTCCCTCGCCCTGCTTCTGCAATGCTGCTGCGACCTTGCTCTGTGTTGCTGTTGCTGCTTTTGTAGCGGTCTTGCTGCGCATCTTCTCGTTGTATGGATTGATAAGGGCTTCCTCCTTTGTGGTCGTGCCTTCCTTGATTGCGTTGACAAGACCAACCATTTCCATTACCATTTCCATATCTATCTGCTCGGTTGCCTCGACCTCAAGGTACGACAGCACCATTTCCCTTGTCACGCCGATAGAAGCAAAGAACTTGAGCATATTGCTCTTGCGTTCCTCAAGATTGTTTGCTTGACCGATTGCCACCTGTTTGATTGCCTTGACGGTATTGTTTATCACTGCCTTTGGCACTACCTTGAATACGGCATTTCTAAAGGCGATTGCGCCAGCCGCGTTGCCGGTAACGACCTGCATATCTTCGCTGAATGTCTTGCCGTACTTGTCAGTGATTCTTCTCTGCACTTCACAAGATACTGCGGTGTTAGTTTCGAGGTCGTGACATATACCCCTTGCTGTGATGAACTTGCCGTCATTGCTCACAACCTGCGACTGAACTCTGAGATTGCCCCAAGATGCTGCGACGATCTCCGCAAGTCTTACGCTCGGTCCTTCTACTGCTGATGCACTTTCGCCTTTGCCCCTGCGGAGGGAGTAAAAGCACTCTTGTGCGGTTTCTTCATCAATAGTGGCAAGTGCCATTATCCTCTTGGTTGACTGTTCCACTGAACGAGGGAACTTCTTTGCTGTTGAAATCTGGATGTCGATTTCAGAACGATTGAGAGCTTCAAGTGTTTCTGCTCTCTGAATCTGAGTCACTTGTAATGTTTCCATTTGTGTAGTATTAAAATGTTAATGTTATGAAACTGCGTTCCAGAAGCGGAGTATTTCTTCTCCCGTGTAGTATAGGCGGTTATTAGCCGAGTGTACGATTGGGATAATCTGCTGCCGCTCCGTGTACTTCATCAGTGTCTTGCGATTGATGCCAAGAAGTGTATAGGTCTCAGGCACTGAATACCTGCGCTCCTTGTTCACGTTTGGCTTGATTCCGGTAATCATAATCAGCAGAGATTAGCCGCCTTGACGATAAGGGTTATCGCCTGGGTAGTAAGGTTATACTTCTCTGCTAAATGCGATGCAATGCGGTGAGTAGATAGTGACGTGTCTTTCTCCTTAAGCTTCTTAAACTCAGAGCAGATACTTCTGTTTCTCTCGTCCCTGCGCTTTTCGATTTCTGTCTTTAATTCTGGCATACTCTAAAAATTTTAAACAATATTTTTAATAATTTTTACAAAAGTTTTTCTATCTTTGTTGAAATTAACGAGGCAAAAATAATAATTATTTCTAATTTATAAAAATTTATTTTAATTATTTTTAATAAAATTTTTATTGAGATATGGCTAAAGAATTGATGCTCAAAGAGATACGAGATTATTATAAACTCCATAGAAATATAGATTTTGCTCAGAAATTTGATTTGTCCGAGCAGAACGCTTACTCGTGGGTCAAGCGTGGATACTTGGATCTAGAACTCGTATATGAAAAGTGTCCGGAAATTGACCCAGAGTGGCTGCTCAGCAACGGGGAAAAAGGAAGCATGCTCAGAAAAGACAACAATCAGAATGTCATTGGCGACAACAACACCACAGCCAATGGCGACATTCACGGACCGTCAAATGAAGCATTGAACAAGGCCCTGGACGCACTCGCGGAAGAGCAGAAAATGTGTGCCAAGTTCCAAGAGCAACATGACGCTTTCATCGAACTCTTGAAACAGGCTATGTCAAAGTAATATATACCTATTATATATATGGGAAAAGAACTGCACAGCATTCAACTTCTAGAAGAAGTACAGGAGTTCATACCGGTGATGACAAGTCTAGAACTTGCGATGGTCGCCAACGGGCTTCTGCGGCTCACCCCAGGCACTCTCGCCCATTGGCAGAAATTGCTCAACGAATGGGTATGCAGAAGAAATGACATGATTAACAGAATACAGAAAGCCTATGCAAAACAACGATAGTCAAAAAGTGGTCATTCGGTTCTTTGATGCTATATACCGCCTGAAATCAGACAAGGCAATAAGGGGAAAGAAAACTTTTACCGAGAAGTATGGAATCAACCGATGGAACTTTAACACCCTTGAAAAAGAGCCGGGAAGGGATATCTTTCAAACTGCATGGCTGACATACCTCGTCAGGGATTATAATGTTAGTGCGAGGTGGCTTCTTACCGGCGAGGGAGAGTTCTATGCAAGACGCGTGGAACATCAAAAAGTGCAAAATTAGTGCAAGCATAAAACCGTAGTTATCACACGAACAAGGATAGTATTGATATTGAGGAAGTTACAAGGCTATAAGATTCAGCAGTACTTTACCTTCTAAGCTGTGGGTCTTGGGTTCGAATCCCAACCGAATCACACCTATAAAGCGATTGATTATCAGTTAGTTATAACGGTCAATCGCTTTATTTTTCCCCTCATTTCAAGACTATCCCGGTCAAAAAAAAGAGCATTTCTTTCCATTTTTTTCCATTTTAAGGGAGAAGAAAGTGCAAAATCAGTGCGGGATATGACAATAACAATCTACTTCGACGCCAGAGCGGTTCAGGAAAATCAACCGGTTCCTCTGAAATTTGCTATACGGAAGAACGGCAAGGCGGCTTATATCAATACAGGTATCAAGGTAACAGTGCAACAGTGGAGTACGACAAGAAAGGAGGTGGTAAATCATCCGAATGCCAAAAGAATCAATCTTATCCTTAACAAGAAGAGATTGGAGATAGATTCCGCTATCCTGCGGCTGGTGGAAAACGGGGAAAGCGGAGGATTAACTGCATATCAACTTCGTGACAAGATAATTGACATCATAGACCCTGACAAGAAGCGGAAAATAGAGGAAAGCCATATGTTCCGATTCCGTTTTGTTCGCTTCATGGAACTGAAGGGCAATGACGGGACAAGAGGGCTGTATGCCTATACTCTCCGAAAGTTAGAAGCATATGACTCTAATCTTGCAACCCGCTCGTTTGAGGATATAACCAACGACTATCTTCGGGAGTTCGAGTCCTTTTGTTCCAAGACAGAGAAGAAGAACAGCAGGAATATCCACCTGAGAAACATAAGAGCCGTATTCAACGATGCAATCAACGCGGGCATAACAACCTTGTATCCTTTCAGAAAGTACCCGTTAAGACAAGAGAATACGCGGAAGAAGGCACTTATGCCGGAACAACTCAAAAGCCTCTTAAATGCCAAGTGCGAGCCTTATCAAGAGCAGTATCGCGATATGTTTATCCTCATGTTCCTTCTTCGCGGAATCAATGCCGGAGACCTTTTCCTTGCTACTGCACAGCAGGTGTCCAACGGCAGGTTAGATTACCGAAGAAACAAGACGGGAACACCTCTGTCTGTCAAACTGGAGCCAGAGGCAATCGCGATCATTGAAAAGTACAAAGGCAGAGGTACCTTGCTCAACCCTATGGACTCGTATGACGACTATAAGGACTATCTACATCATTTCAATGACGGGCTCAAGGCTATCGGCAGACCGCTCGGCAAACGCGGCAAGATTCTTGGGAAAGGCATCTTCCCGGACTTGAGTTCAAACTGGGCACGCCACACTTGGGCTACCGTAGCAATGAAGATAGGCATATCCAAAGAGGTGATAAGCAGAGGCATGGGGCACAGTTTCGGATTGAAAGTAACTGATATATATATAGATTACGACAACGACCTTGTAGATGACGCAAACAGAAAGATAATAGACTATATATTTTACGGCAAGGATTACCGAAAAAGCAAGTAAATCTTTGACTTGTAAACTAAAAAGTTTACCTTTGCCGAACCGTGTAGTATTAAGTAGCCCTTTGCCGTGCTTTCTGTGAGCCGCAGAGGGCTACCCTTTTTAGGAAAAAGAAAGGGAAAGGCCTGAACCCTTCCCCATAGAACTAATGCATAATTGATTGGTAGTCTTTATTTGTATTAGTTTTTCTTTGTCCGCTTTAACGGCAAGCGGATAGCCAGTCAATCGTTCCGAGAGCGATATGCTGCAAATATAGCACATAAATCAACAACGGGCAACAGAGTTAGCCACTCTCTGTCACCCGTAATGAAATGCACTTCTCTCGCGTGTGAGTATTCTACTGCTCACTACGCCTCGTATATAGTTTTCTTCTGCAGCATTCACAAAAAAAACGCTTCGCTATCGGAAACATCTCCTTCGCTATGTCACCGCTGAGATATTGAACCTCCTCTCCAAAGGGGTCAAGGTCGTATGCAAGTGCAATATGCTTTGCAAGATGCCCCTTCTCGTGGTCAAACGAGTGGGCAAACTCCTCTGGGCAACTGGTCTTGGCAATGACCATTATGCTCTCACGGCTCTCTCTGTTGGAGTACGTCAATCCAGTATCTAACTTACTATCATACAGATTGTTCTGTGCCGTATGATATTCCTTGCCGTTGCAACCGGTCCTGCGAAGTTCATACAGGATGTCATCTGCCCAATAGCAGGTAACTGCATAAAATACACGGCAATGCCAATCATATTCCGGCAAATATATATCCTGTACTATCATGGCTTAATACTACATTATTTCTTCCCAAGGAATAGGAATACCGTTACCGTCCATCTTGGCTATCCAAAGACGAAAAACGTTTTCCGGGTTGTCGTCAATGTCATCGATTATACACTTTACATGCTTGACAAGATGGTGTTCGTCTTCGATTGACTCTTTCCAACAGTCAGCAAATGTCATATTCATGACATATACGAAGTTGTAGCCTATGTTGTTCTTCAAGGTCACTCCGTACTTGGTCATAAGTTCCTCAGTCTTTTCCTTGGTGTAAGGCTCTATCTTCTCCGCCTTGTCAGTCGCCTTGTTTCTTCTTTCCATAAGCGACACCGCAAAGTCACAAGCCTTCTTGGAAAACGAAAAGCCGTGATTGCGGAGATAAGCCTTCATGTCGGCAGGCATCATCTCCACTTCATAGATGTCAAGGGGTGTTCTTCTGTTCATAGTCTTTCAAGTCATAAAGGGGGCAGTTCAAGCCCCCTGATTTTACATGTACCTTCCGCGAGAGTCACGTCTGCGTCTTTCGTCCATCTCACGCTCATTCCACTCGTCGTCACGGTTTCCGTAACTTCCGTATGAACGGCTGCCGTATGACGAACCGCCTTGTCCGTAATTGCCTCTTTCGCCCATGTAGCGTTCACCCATGTAACGCTCACCCATCTCATGTTCAGGCGTCATGTCTTCAAGACACTGCATGGCCTTTCCCGCGTGACGGAGAGCCTTCTCGATATGCTCGCTGAGAGAATAGACCTTCTCGCTCGGAATCTGAATCATTTTCCAGCCCATAACTTTACTCCTTTACTTTTTTGCTACCTCCGCTATTGTTCAGGGACTGAAGAAGCCCCATCATCTGACCGAGAGTGTCTTCTATGCCGCCCATACGGCTTTTGAGGTCGTCTATCTGTTCCTGATTAGCCCTCTCCTTGGCGATCTGCGGGTCAAGCACCTCCTTCATTCCCTTGTATGATTTCACAAGGTCGGCATGAAGCGGAGCGCTGTCCACGACAGCCTGACTCGCACGTTCAAGGTTGTCCACCTCCTTGAGCATCTCCTGCCAGTTGTCTGTAACAAAGGCATTCTCCTTAGTATATACATAAGAGGTCTGATTGCACGGCAGATTCTTGAGGTCAAAGGTATTGTCGCCCACCTTGACCGTAACCTCCATGATAGCACCTGGGTTCAACATCGGCATCTGTGAACCGAATCCGAGATTCGGATTGCTGACACTGACTACCGTTCCGACCTGCAAGACAGGCCTTTCTCCTTTCGTGAGTATGAAAATGGGAGCATTCTCCCTCAGTCCACTGAACATATAGTTTCGGTATTGTCGTTTAACTTAATCTGCTAGATTGCTCCGTTGATAAGTTGGAGCGTGTTGGTATCCCTCTCGAACCAAGCAAGGTAGATTCCCGTTCCCGGCAGGTCAGCCACAGTGACTGCGGCACCGTTGTAGGTCGTCAGAGGCTGCGGATTACCGCTGTCCGACGTGAACACTATCGGAAGAGTGGTAGTCGTTCCCGCAGGTACCGGCTGAGCAAGGAAGAACGTGATGTAACCTCTGAACGGAGAACCGATGTTGCGATGATTATTGAAGTCAAAGCGGACATCAGTTGCAGTTACGGTCACACTGTTGCTTCGCAAAGCGGGAATACCATTCACATTGGTATTGATGTAAATCGGAAGAAGCGTTGACATAATTACCTCCTTTCTTAAAAGTTAGCAATCACATCTTAGCCCCAAAGCGAACCACCGTTCCAACCGTTAGGGAAACCGAATCCCGCACCGAATGCGCCGAATCCATTGCAATATGTCGGAATGAGTCCGTATGTTGCGTTGATGGAGTTGTTCACCGGTACATAAGTCTCCGGACAAGCAATCTTCTTCACTGGCACCTGATTGCACTTGAGGTCTGCGAGGTCCGCCTGAATAGGAGCAAGCATAGCCGCAAACTGAGCGGTCTGCTGTGCATTGTTCAGAACAACAGCCTGCTGTGCGTTCTTCTCCCTGAGGGCATCAAGTTTGTCCTGCATCTCACGCATCTCTGCGGCACGCTGTCCTTCGAGAATCTGTGAGGTAGAAGAAGCTATCGCCTTCTCTATGTCACAGGTCTGACGCTGGGTCTCGTAAGCGACACTTGCGAAGCCACGTTCCTGACCGATCGCAACATCCTTGATTGCACCCTTGAGGTCGCAGCAGCACTGTGCAAGTTGACTTGCAAGAGCAGCGTCACCACGGTCAATGGCGTTGATGACCTGAAGCGAAGACATACCTACCTGATTTGCCACATCGCAGATCTTGCTCTGAATAGAACAGAGAGCGTTCTGAATGTCGCCCGTAGCACAGTTGAGAGAAGATGCGAGTTGGCTGATTGCGGTAGCATTACCGTTGATTGCCTGCATCACAAGTTGACGGCCTGTGTCTTCGTTAATCTGATTAGAAAGGAAACCCACTCCACCGCGGCCGTTAAAACCGCCGTTGTTACCGAATCCACCGAATCCGTTACCGCCCCAAAGGGCAAAGAGGAACAATGGCCATATCCAGTTGGCTCCACCTCCGAAGCCTCCGAATCCACCATTGCCGAACATCATTCCCAACAGAAGGTTGGGGTCGAAAGTGTTCTTGTCGCTATCGCTACCGAACACATAAGTCTGAGGTGTTGTCGAATACATAAAACTACAATATTATTACGGTCAACATCAACCGCAGCACAAAATTCAGCATTCGCAACACCTTATGCCATTATACAACAAAATACACCAAAGTGTTTGCATTATAGACACTTTGGTGTTGTAAAAAAACTCCTCGTCAAGAGAAGCCGCTATTACTTATTCATTCTTTTCTTTCTCCAAGACTCCGGGACCAAGGTCGCAAACCATCCGACATCATATAGAACCCTTCTCTGCGGACGCTTGTCCTTCGGTATCGGTCTTCTCGAAAGCACATTGCTGACATTGTTCCTTGACTGGCCGTAGAACTCCGCTATGTCGTCTATCGTACCCTTTACATGAAGTTCGTTCTTGGCAAAATCCGAAATCCTCTGCAACTGTTCTGGGGTACACTTGTCATCGACTACTTCACCCCTGATATAGTCGATAATATCCAATACAAACCGTTTCATCTTCTTACACTCGGCTTGACAAATACAAAGTAAGCATTGATTATGGAAAGAAGCAGAACAAGTGACAACGTAACTGCATTGATATAGGTTGCCGCCTCCGTCAGCGAAATGAACAGGTCGTCGATTATACCCGGCACCATGCACAAAACCGGGAGAGAGCATTCCAGACGATGCCAAAAACACAATCTTAACTGCTTTGACAGAATGAACATAAGCACCACACTTATCGGTGAGAAATAAAGCAGAGTGTCAAGCAGATAGATGGCAATGTCCGGCATATACATATATCCCAATATTGTCAAGAGATAGAATAGGGCTATCGCAAACGGAGCGACCTTCACCGTTGTCGTTACTTTTCTCAAAATGCTTACCAATTCTTCGATCATCTTACAGTCTTCTTGATGTGAGCCGTCAAACGAACCCTTGGCTTATACAGTCTCTTCTTATTAGCCTTGTCAGATTCCCTCGACAATTCATCTATTGATACTTTCTTTAATGATACCGCAGGCTTTTTGGGGGCTACGGTAAGTCTTCTTTTTGTCGCCATAAATTTAAATAATTTAACTCTGATTTTAAACGCCAAATAAGCACTCTTTAAAAGGTTTATTCTGATTGTTCTCTATAAGTTGTTGACTTATACCAAGTTACAGAGGCAAAATAAATCCTTGATTTAAACGCTTACCACTCTAATAACATCTTGGTGCCTATTCCCACTCCAAACTGCCTTCGGAATGGCTCGTACTCCGCATATCCGTAGACGGAGAGCCAAGGTCTAACCATGTAGGAGTATTCCAACTGCACGGGCATGTTGAAGGCAGTGGCGTAGTTCGCCTCTATCCCTATGCCTATGGAGTGCTTCTTCTCTCTCGGTCTTATCACCTGCGTGACGCTCGTGTTTCTCATGTAGACATTCAGACTGTCAATCCTTGAATCAATGCCGGAGTGGAATATCTCTGCCTCGTTTGTCCTTGTGTAGAAAAACTGACGAGGAAGTGTGACATATCTGATACTGTCTCGGTATATAATGGAAGTGGAGTCCTCCCTGATAAACACATACTCCTTGTTGCCTATCTTCGGCAAGTCCAGTCTGTAAGTCAGGTAATCCAACTCCAATCTTGAATACCTTACCGTCTTATAGACCACAGTCGTATCCCTCTGCACTGCCGGAGCGTCACCAAGAAAGCGTCCTCGGCAGAGCCAACCGATGACTATGCCGAGAATAAGCAGTAATGCTCCTATGATATTCTTCTTCATAAAAATAGCGGTAATCCCATTGGAACTACCGCTGAAGCAATATTAAATTTCTTAAAGCCTTGGAGGGGCTTACATATTTTCTGCAATTCTACGGATTTTGTCGGAGAAATCCAAGAGAGAAGCCTTAAACTGCTCCTTTTCCGAATCGGTAAAACCGCCTTGTCCTCCATTTCCGTCTGTTCCGTTCAACTTGTTGTAAAGCCACGAGCTCGACTTCTGGAAGTACACATTCGAGAACTTACCCCAAGTAATGAACAAGTAAATATCTCGGAGAGATTGCTTTACTTGAGTGTCAAAAATTGGTCGCATAATAGAAAAATTAGATATTGTATTTATTTTGTTAGTTGTGTCTTTCAAAATCCTCTCTCGTTGCCAAGAGAGGATAGAGGCAATTATTCTTCGTTGCCATACATCAAGTTGTTGAATAGTTGATTCGCATAATCTTCCAACTCAAATGACGGATTGTGCAACGAGTTTTTATAGTTTCTAATCGCCTCAATGAGCTCGCGCTCTTCTTCAGAAAATCTTACCATAACTATAAAAAATTTAATATTGCACCACAAAGATACTATAAATTTTCGTAGTAAGCAAGAATTTACTGAGAAATTTCACAACTTTCTGAAATAACGGTAATTCCAATATGTCAATGAACTTCAAATACTATGCAAATAGAGGGAACTCCCCAAAAAGGAACACTAATTCCCTCTAAATCTGCGGACCTTTGTACTTTGCTGAATAGCATATCTGATTGCGGTTGCCTCCGTCATTTCTGTATGAGAAATGGACAAAAGAAGCATAGATAATCATCTGGTCGTAGTCCAGTCTCATCTTCTTTGCGAGTCTTGCGAGTGCTATCGGATCGGTACAAGCCACATCTGCCGCCATTCCAAGACAATGCTGACTTGTAGGCACTCCACCTACTGCCTTGTTCAGTTCAAGGCATCTGTATCCGCTATTGATGAATAACGGTCCGCCCCAAGCATCTCGGAGAGGCTGAAGCACATTATCCACCAATGCCTTGATGTTGTCCCTGACAAACCAGTCCCTGATTGCGTTGTTGATGTGCAGCCTTGCCGCAGTATCCGATTTCTCAAATTCGGAGTAATTAAAATTTCTTGACACCGTTCCCATTCCTTCTTGCCTCCCAACATTTATATAGTCTCTCATATTCCGTTGCAGGGATAGTGACCTTGAGGCCATCCTTGTATAGAATGGTCAAGGTCTGAAATCCCTCCTTCAATGCCTCGTTGTATCTTCCGTTGATGTGCTGAATGTCATCCAACGGAATCAACTGCTTGTCGTTTGTCTCGTAGATAGCCTTCCCATGTCAGTTCCCCTCCGTTGCTGGACAGTCCTTGCAGTTAATCCTTTCGTACTCTCTGACGACGGGGCAGTCACTGGGATTGTCAGGATAGCGGCATCCGTAGCCTCTGTTGATAACACCTTTGAGTTGAGTCACAGTGTCCTCCGTTCTGTCCAACTTGTCCTCGACCTTCTCAAACCTCTTGTTGGTCTCGTCCTTGTACTCGTTGAACTCTTCCTTGACGGAGTTCTTTTCTGCCTTCATCTCCTCGTAGAGTCTGTGAGCCTCGTCAAGCATCTCACGCATGTTCTTGACGATGATTCCCTCCTTCTCTGGACGGGCCTTATAGATGGCTATGATTCCACCAACTCCACCGATGGCCGCAATGATTCCTATTACGATGTTGTACCACTCCATCACCTTGCCCTCCTGTCTTTAATGTCCCAATAGATGCAAAGCACTACCGAGACGAGTGCCACCCCGGAGCCGAATGCACCGCATGTCGCCATGAACACACCTATCTTCGCAGCGATCTGCACTATGCACACTATCAATGCACAGAGCAGTAGGAGAGCCTCGGCGGCGAAGAATATCACCGAAGCCCATTCCTTGATGAATGAAATTATCCTGCTCATTGTATTACTGCTCTATCAGTTCAACATACATTCCCCTCAAATCGAAGAGGTCGTGCGTCAGTGCCGTTCCGCTATCCCTTGTACATTTGTAGAGGACATCGAACTGCGTATAGTATTTGCCCTCGTATATCTCCATAGGAGGAGTGTAAGGGATTGGGTCTTCCATCGTTCCTTCGTGTGTCTTGACAATCACTTCGTAGAGTGAAGCGGTATCAATTGACGGAGGATAGATTTCAAGAGCAGTATGTGTCTGCCTTGCTCTCCAAAGGTTGTCATTGTAGAGAGTGATGTATCCCTCTTCAATCGTGGCGTTCACCTTGTCCTCCCATTTAGGATAGAGTTCCTTTACGGAGAGTGCTTGGTTGTCTGTCAGACCGATGTAGTTGATTTTGCGAGTGACCTTCTTGGTTTCGTCAGCGACCTGCTCCTTAACTTCAAGGAGTTCATCGTAGTTGTTGCATCCATCAAGGTCGGTGTATGCTTCCTGCTCCTCTTGACTTGCATCTCTCCAATCGGACTCGCTGATGTTCGCACCCTTGATAGCAGTCACATATATCCTTTCGCCATTCTCTCCCGTCTGTGAGAGGTAATGACCTTCTGTTGCTTTTATCTCTTTCATATTACTGTGCTATTGAAATGTTAGGATGATTAGCGAGTGCCGCTACTACATCAGCATCCTCTGCAAGTCTTTCGTATGCGTAGGCTGCGAGTTTGATAGTGATAGCCGATGTTGCCGCCTCGTTGTCAATAAGATAGAGGAGGGATTCCTTGCTCAAAAGAGCGGAGTTATTCAACTGATATGCTTTTGCTACACCTTTAAGGTTGGCATGTGTGAGAGAGAAGCAGCCATAGAACATACCATACATACTCGTCACTCTACTTGTATCCAACTGTAGAATTGATGTGAGAGAGTTGCAGTTGTAGAACATATAACCCGCAGAAGTCACTCTACTTGTATCCAACTGTAGAATTGATGTGAGAGAATAGCAGTTGTAGAACATGTTGTTCGTATTCGTCACATTGCTTGTATCCAACTGTGGAATACTTACAAGGGAATAGCAGTTGTTGAACATGTGGTGCATATCCCGCACATTGCTTGTATCCAACTGTGGAATACTTACAAGGGAATAGCAGTTGTTGAACATGTTGTTCGTATTCGTCACATTGCTTGTATCCAACTGTGGAATACTTACAAGGGAATAGCAGTTGTTGAACATGCTGGTTGTATTCGTCACATTGCTTGTATCCAACTGTGGAATACTTACAAGGGAATAGCAGTTGTAGAACATGCTGGTTGTATTCGTCACACCACTCGTATCAATCTTTGGAAGATACACAATCCTATCCTTGTAGGTTTGTATATTATCCGCAGTCAACACCCCATACAAAGCCTTGTTGTCATCAGTTACTTTGTGATACTCGTCATCCTCTGCATTCCAATTCACACCATGCTCTTGGTAGTAAGCAATATCCTCGTCAGTCCAACCGATGGCCTTCAAGCCTTCCGCATCTGCGTGACCTGTCCATCCACTTCCACCACCGCTTGAAGCGACATTGACATTAACGGATACCTTCCCAAGACCTGTGTAACCTGCATCCGCTACAATCTCAGTAGTGCCGTTCTCAACGATGTCTATTGCCTTGTCTTGGTTGCTAATTTCTTGAGTGGGGACATCTACATTGACATCCACCTTGCTCAAGCCAGTATATCCGGCATCTGGAGTCACCGATACACTCCCGTTCTCGGTAATCTCTACACTCTTGCTCTGATTGAGGATGGTACTACCACCACCCTCACCAGAGACTTTCTTTACGATAGGTGCACCGTCAAGATGCACCGTGTTCAATAATACTGTGTTCATAAATTATTCTTCGTACTTTATGTAGAACAATATCTTACCTGTACTATCCTGAACTGTGCCTGAGAAATAACAGGTTGGCTCTCCCATAGAGAACTTAGACACATAAAAACCTGTGTCGGCATTGTAGGTAAATTCTGTCTCAGCACCGTTTTGTGACACCAACTTCAAGCCGGCCATCTTTGTCTTTAAGGTAAGGCGTCCATAATCGTAGGTAGTTAAAGGGTACTTGTTGAAGAAAACATTAATAGTGTTGTTATACATGTTTGCATAAGCACCTACACCAGATGATTCGAGCAATTGTACTGGTTCCCCTACATTAACTGTGGCATAGGCTTCATATGCAACAGTCTCTTCAATTCCGCTTATATATACATTCTTATCTGAGTCAATAGAAGTACCTGGCTCTTCTGGTAGTATTTCAGTTATCTCTCCTGCCGAGGTTACTACCGCAAGAGTCGGTTCGACCTCAGAGACTATCTTGATGTGCTTCGGCCAGACCGAAGCCACGAAATCATAGTCTATGACAGAGTTTCCTGCCGGAATATACAGACCGTCTATCGAATCGTACTTTCCGTTCTCGGTAGTCTTCTGCATGATCCGGATATCTCCTCCGGACTTCTCAATGTGCAGGTTGAAATCTGCTGTGGCTACAAACTCCGCTACGAAGGAGCCACCGTCTCTGTTGAATGTAAGTTCCATATACGTTGATTTTAAAGGTTTGACTAAAATGTGATTTTTTCAGGATAGCCGGTAGTGTAGTCGTATACATCCACCTCCTCCTTGGTGGTCAACGTCTCCACATTGCCGAGATGCCTCTGCGTGTTGTCGTAACAAGCCGATACGGAGATAGGACCGCCTATCCTCTTTGCCTCTATGTTAATGCAGGTGCCCATGCTACTGTGCGTCAATGGTCACTCCCGTGTATGCCGTTCTCCGCTCAATCCTATATCCCTTGTCGAACCGAGTTCTGTCCTAATATCCTTTCCATAAACTGATTAGTTGTTATACAATATTGTCACTACCCAATGCAGACCCTTGTACCATGTGAACTTCAACGACCACCTTCCAGAACTCTGCAACACCGAGTAAGCCGACGTTCCCGAATACAGCGAATACACAGGCATCGTAGAGGAAAGGTTAAGGCCCGCTCCCTTTGACTCAATGATATACTCCTGACCCTCCTTCGGACTTGACGGGAGAGAGAGATAGCATGTACCCGTGGTCAAGGTAATCAGCACAGAATAATCAAGATCGGTCAGCAGAGTTCTTGCGGATGTGCTGCCAGAAGAAGATATGACTCGTGTCCTCCTTCTCAGTCCGGACACGAAACCGTCTGTTATGCTTATTCCTTCCGGCACCTCGACACTCATCATTCTCGCAGAAACAGATACGTTATCCCCGCTGTATGTATCACATTGAAGGCTTGCATTTATGATTACATCGTCTTGAAAGATTGACCTACCGCCAGTGGCAACAAATGCGTAAGTCGTTTCACTTCCTATAGCTAGCAATGCAGTAGGGACACAGAATGAGGTAGAAGCGTCCTGAGCATAGAACACACCTCCTGCTCCCTGGCAAGTATTTCCAAGTGCAAGTTTAGGATAAACATTACCGTTGGTATCCACTCCGTAGTACACGAATCCGTTATCATCAATGACGGACCTTCCTCCTACATTCGGAGCGTCAACCACTATCTTTCCGTTCTCATATATCTTGGTGTTGGCCTCCCTCATCCTTTCCTCAAAGTCGGAGTTTCCGTCAGAAGTCTCCGTAGGTATGCCGAGCGCCATCACAAGCCTTCCGCACTCAACGTCATTTGCCATGGAACTGCCATTAAGCACTCCGACGACCTCCGCGTCAGAGGACTTGGCCGTATCGGACACAGCAACGAGGCTTGAAAGCATGAGGCCACCGTCTATGATAGAACGGCCGTCCCTCAATGCACTTGCAAGGTAGTCCACATCCGCAGTTGCAGTTCCGTTCAGAATGATTGCCACCTCGGCGTAATAGTCTTGGAACAGAGAGAACACCTTCTCCCTGAATCCGTCCTCCACATCTGTGGTGACATTCGTCCAGACTCCGTTGTCGTACAGATACTTGAACAGGGCGTTGGCGGCATTGACGGCAGGTACGCATAATGCTTCGTTCATTCCCTTGCTCAACACAAGGCCATACCAGTCACCGAGGCTTCCGGGATCCATGCCGAAGTCCTCGACATAGTAGTAGCCGTTATCCGGCTCAGTGTTTCCGCTTCCGTCCTTTCTGAAACTTATGGTCACGAAGTGGGTTCCTGGAGCAACATCCTCAAAGGTGTGATAGACGATAGTACCCTGCTTGCCTCTCGTATGAGCTACTACGGATGCGGAGTTATATACGGCACTTGAAGCAAGCGTGGTATCCAGTTTGCTCAACATGGCATAATCGTAGTTTCCTTCCGCTCTTGACATCAGTCTGAACCTCACATCACACTTGGTGTTGACCGTAAAGGCTACCTTGGTAATGGAAGCCGAAGACGCTGTGTGCATGTCTGACACATACCACCGATAGTTGTTGTCCGCCTTGTCGGTAATCTTCTTCCATGCATTGCCAAGGACCACGCTTCTTTCTGTCACCTCATACATCAACTGATTGACCGTTGCAGTCTCGCTTGTGTTGATATCTTTGAGTGCTTTCCTCAATGTCCTCTTCTCCGCTACCGTGAACTTCGTGTCATCATCAAGGTTATCCGTAGCAAGTTTGGCGGCATCCGCTGCAACCTTCGCCGCATCTGCGGTTTCCTTTGCCTCCTCCGCCTTGCCGTTGATAACATCTTCAATGGCAGCATACGCGGACTCAATGGCTGTGCTGTAAGCAGCATACTTTGTCTTATAGGTGTCATATAAGAAGTCCACATTGGCAGGAGTATGCGTAGGCTCTTCAAGAATGGCTCCATTGATTCCGTTAATCAGAGTCTGAACAGCTACCTTCACATTGTTGTATGCAATTGTCAGGGCGGACTTTGCCACATCAGTAATCAACGGGTGAGCGGACAACTTGTCATAGGTAGCAGTGACTTCATTCATCTCATTCTCTACAATGTTGATGTACTTGCCTATGGCTATCTTTTCAGCCTCCGTGATTATTCCATCCTCCAATGCTGGAAGGGTCGTGCTGACAAGAATGTTAATTGCACTGTTCGCATCCCCTGCCTCATTCTTGGCCTCATTCGCTAACGCCAACGCCTGATTGGCTACCGTGTCATCTGTGTACTTGGAGGCTTTCGCCCAATCGGAAGCGTCATATGAGCCTTCGCTTCTTGCACGCACACACTTCATTATTTCTCCTTCGTCACCCTGCACCCACAAGTCGCCTACGGAATAAGGCGGGTACGGCTGATCAACGAATGTACGGGACTTTCCGTCAGCGGCCGTTTGAGCCTTGGAAGCGGCGAGAAGAGCCTTGACCGCATCACTGTCAGCAATCGGATGCCAATGATAGCCAGTATGCTCACTATCCGTGTAGGTCCACCTCCAAGACTTTCCGGCATCCGGAGTTGTCTCATTGTCCACATACTCCTCGATGTTCGTGTATGTGTCTCCGAGGTGGTTCTTCTTGTCTGTGTCTGTCACCCACTCTGATGACGGGTACTTGTCAATAGCAGGTGCTCCCTCCTCAAAGTAGTTCTCTACAACACCGTCAAGTTTCTTGTTGATTTCGTCAACTTCTTCAAGCAGACCCGTCTCCACATCACCAATCTTGGCATCAAGCGTCTTGGTGGCGGCATCAATAGTATTCGCCAATTCATATGCCTGACGGGCCTGCTCAGCCGCTTCGCCAGCCGCTTTCTTTGCGTCGTCCGCAGCCTGTTGTGCGTCATCGGCCGCCTTTTGTGCATCGTCAGCCGCCTGTTGTGCATCGTCAGCCGCTTTCTTCGCAGCAACATATATCGCATTCAGCAGGGCTGTCCTTGCCGAATAATAGGCCACCTGCAACTCTGTTATGTTACCTGCTTCTACACTGCCCCCGGCGTTAATCTTACTTTCAAGGTCCTCCCTGTACAAGTCATACGCATTGTCAAACGCATTCCAGAGCGATGTCTCGTTGTCAATGACATACTTGTCTACCTCGTTCCTGACATCGGCATAGTCTGCATTGATCTGGGCCAGTTCATTCTTCAAGGACTGCTTCTCGACAGGTGTTATCATTCCGTCCGCCGTCAGTTCTTCAAGCATTTGCTTCGCGGAAGTGGCGTCGTTCTTTGCATCGTTGGCATTGGCAAGAGCCTCCTGAGCATCAGCAAGGGCATCCTGGGCGTCCTGCTTGGCTTCATCAGCAACGCCTTGGGCTTCATCAGCAATCCTTTGTGCCTCCCCAGCCAGTGTCTCCGCATTCCCGGCTATGTTTGCGGCATTGTTTGCCGTCTCCTTGGCATCTTCCGAATCCTGTATTGCTTTGTTCGCGTTTTCTGCTGCTGCGTCTGCAATGGACTTCGCATTCTCCGCAACTGCATTGGCGGCGGCTGCGGCACTGGCTGCTGCTGCGGCCTTTGCGTCTGCTGCTGCGGCACTGGCGGCTGCGGATTCCGCGTCTCCAACTGCCTTGTCCGCCTCTTCCTTTACCTCTGATGCTATCTTGTCAAGGATAGTCGCCTTTGCTGTATAGTAAGCCGATATGTTGGCATAGTCGCTGCCAACAACTATGCTTGAACCGTCAGAAGTGGCTTTGGTATATTTCTCCAAAGCGGTAACTGCCGAATTGTAAGCGGACATGTATGATGTCTTGCTGACTCCGTATCTGTCCGCGTCGTTGATTATCTGCGTGTACTCGGACTTTATCTGTGCAAGAAGTTCCCTCAGCACGGTCTGCTCCATCGGAGAGATATAATCGTCAGACGCCCAGACATCAAGAACTGATGCCGCTTCCTGAACCTCATTCTTTGCTTCGGCTGCTGCTGTCTGTGCAAGTTCGGCAGCATCTTGGGCCTTGTTAGCAATAGATTGAGCCTTCTCGGCAGCACTACGTGCGTCCTCCGCAGCACTTTTCGCATCCTCCGCGATAGCACCAGCATTGTCAGCCGCTTCCTGAGCTGCATTGGCTGCCGTGTCATCGGTATATTTCACCTTCTTCTTCCAATGAGAAGCGACAAATGTGGTACTTGAATCGTTGGCACTCAACAGGTCACCGACAGTATATCCTGACGGAACATAATCCGAACCGACTATCCAAAGGTCTCCGTAGGAATAGTTGCTCGGCTTTACAAGGAAGGTCCTGCTCTTTCCGTCTGCCGTAGCCTGAGCCTGTCCCGCAAGTGCAAGTGCCTTCGCTGCGTCCGAATCGGCAATCTGCTGCCAGTCGTATGTGCCGTCACTCTGGAGAAGCCATCTCCATGACTTACCTACATCGTCACCTTCAAGAGCTGTGTTCGTGAAAGTATCTCCTACATGCTCCTCTTCTGTCTCATTGGCAATCCACTCGCTTGCGGGAAGATTGCTTCTTGATGGGGTGTAGTCATCGAAGTAACTCTCGACCACTCCGTCAAGTTTCTGATTGATTTCCTTGATGCTCTTGTTGACTCCGTTCTCAATGTCGGTAATCTTGGTGTCAAGGTTGCCTACCGAACTCTCTGCCAGTGCTGCTGACGCAGCGGCTTCCTCAGCGTCCTTCAACGCCTTGTCTATCTGTGACTGCTTGTTAGCCCACTCGTCAAGGTTATCAAGGCCGGACGAGCCGGAAGCGAACTGTATCCTTCCTCCTATGAGTCCCTTAACAAGATCGAAGTAAGTTTCGCCGTCTGCACTTCTTATGACATCTGTCGTTATCTGTCCCGGAAGAATCTGTGTGAATCCGTACAGAGGCATGTAACTCCTTGAACCGTCGCTTTCAGCCAGCAACAGACCAAGCAGGAGATAGTATCTGTCATCCACCTCATACATGTCTATCGGACTTGATTCAAGACGGAACTCGCCATTGCTGCCGTCCCTTTCTACGGAAGCATATACATAGTATTCCGCCGCCTCATCCGTAAGCACGGCACTCTCGTAGGCAGGAATGGACCAGCAACGGTAGTTCTGGTCATATCCGCTATGCAACTCCTTGATTCCGAGTGTCATGTGTTTGAGGAATCCCTCATCACACTTGAATGACCTTGTCTCTGTGTCGAAATATTCGGAATGAGCGACCTGTGTCATGGAATCCATAGACTCGACGAACATAAACTGAAGGCTCTCGTCTCCGACAAGCATCATCATGGTCTGTACGGTAGCAGGCCTCACCGACTCCGTGAAGCCCTTTCCGAATGCCTCTTCAAGCATCGATATGCTTCTCAACGCATCAGCGAAACGCACCTTCGTATATCTCTTTGCCGTCTTGTGCAATTCATCGACATGGGCTTCGCTGTTCTCAATCTGATTGATTCGTGAGGATACGGAGCCACGATGAGTCATGTTCGACAGTTCTATCTTCGGAGTATACGGGTTGTTCACGCTCTGGGTGATTCCGACTATCCTTACAAGTGCAGGACCGTCAGGAAGCAGACCTTTGTGGGTGAACGACACATAACCGCCTATCTTTATCTTACCACCGATGTTGACCCAGTCCTTCTTCGTAAAGATAGGGTCAAGTTCTCCTTTGAATGTGAACTTCTGCTCCGACTTGTCGTATAAGGACCTTGTAGCCGCCCTTAAAGCGTCGAACTCAGCACCTGAATGGGTGGATGGGTTGGATATATATGACTCTGGCAAAAACACGTTAAAAACGGCGTATGTGTCGCCTTTCTTTGGGATGAACAATCCCTGGGGCATCGGCAGTCCGCTATACTCCTGCTTTTCCAGTTCAAAGACATTCCCGCTCTTGATGAACGATGCGTCAAACTCCCTTCCAGAGAGTTCTCCTGACTGGAATATGACTGTAAGCGGGTCGTTCCCTATCAGACACTGCTTGAAATCGAGTTCTTCCGGTATCGTGTCATCAACGATATCCACCTGCACATTGTTCCAATCCTCTTCCGTCCATCCCTCCTGCGGTTCATCGAACTTGTCGGTACGAAGGTTGAACACCACGGCACTTACGGTTCCTACCCTGCTCGGATATATCTCGGTGACATCTATGCTGTCCTCCTTGCCTCCCTTTCCTTCCGTAAGAAAGACGGAGTAGCCGTTCTCATCGGTTGCGAATGACTTTGCCTTTGCGGCATCGAAGCCTTCCTCTCCGTCGAACTTTTCACCATCAAACAGGAAATAATACGACTTCGGAAGATGAAGCGTCTCCGAGCCGTAATCCTTGTACGATATGTTTCTGTCTCCGCCCTCTATGAACATCCTGTGCGTAGGCAGCCCGTCCTCGAAGTTGCCTCTTCCTATGCCGGGACGGAAGCCCTTTCCCTTGCCGTATTCAAGTGCAAGTGGCGTTTCCTTGTTGTACTCCACCTTTTTAAGAGATATGGTCTTGCCGACAACCTCGTATTCGGTCTCGAAGGTCTCCGCCACCGATATAAGGGCCTCCTCGCATGAGGTGTGGCTGAAAGACACAAGTTTCTCGGCTGAATTGATGCACTCTCCGACAGACCATCCCTCGTCCCTTCCGTTGAGATTGCTGACGATCAGTTCAACGAACTCATGAGGCTTGGCCACCATGTCGAAAGACAGCCTTCCGTCTACGGGATTGGCTATCTTGAACCTTGACAGCAGACCGAAATCCGACTTGAATAGGACGGAGTATTCGTAATGCTTCGTGTTCCTCATGGTCACATCAGCGTGTGACATCACCTCGAACCTCGCATCCTTGAACATGCACCATGAGCCGATAGGGATGTCCTTGTGGCTTTCAAGCGAGAACTTGAGCGTCAGTTCGTGCCTGCCGTCAATGGAACGGTATGAACTTGAACTGTCAAGCACATCGGTCTCAATCAGCAGTTCACCTGTATTTGTATAAATCTCTATCATATCACTTCACCTATATATCCGAATGTCAGTTCGAACTCCCACCACTTCTTTCCACCGCTGTAGTCAAAGAGCGATGAGTTGCAGTTCTTATAATATGCCTTGTACGACCTTCCCATGTACGAAAGAGTCCTTTCACCAGGGGCTACAAGAGCAGTCAAAAGGGCATCCCTCTTTCTCCAAAACTCTGTGATGGACTTAGATATCATGACGCATCCTACCTTGATGTCGTCACTGTGTACCGTTACCTTCATCCTATCATCCTCTGCCTCTTCCATCTCATCGTAATGCTTCTCTCCGTTGATGAAGTCCGACTCCGCTAGTATGTTGTCCTTCACCTCGGCAGAAGGCCACAGATGGTCTGCGTTGCCGTTGAGCAGTATGCCGTATGCACAGAGGTCTACACCGTCCATAGCAAGGCCGCATTGCCTTGAAGATGATGTAACATCCCCTCCCGACAGTCCTTCAAGCGGAGACTCGTCTGCAAGGGTGATGTCTATGCCGAAAAGGCCCATCGATAGTCCCGTAGCCATCATTGATACAAGCCTCAGTTTCCTTGACCTTCCTGCCTCGCTGAACTCCACATCGTGGAATCTTGCGGACCTGACATACTCCATGAGACTGGACACATTCCCAAGAGAGCCGGGCATCATCATCGAGACGGTCATCTCATGTGACTCAACGCAAGGCTTCTCAAGGTCTACCTCTATTCCGTCCTCCTCGTACCAGTCGTTCCTTTCCGGCTCCTTCATGTCAGGGAAGCAGGGAAGGTCGGAGAGTGCCCCGTCAACCAGATAGGCTCCGTATGCACTCTTGATGTCTTTGCCGCTTATGATTATACTCCCTGTCATAGCATCACCACTCCTTTGTTCTTAATGTCATTGATGTCGCTGCTCATTGAAGCAAGATCCTGACTGATAGCAGCGAGATATGAGGTATTCTTCTCAATGGCGGTCAGCCTCATGAGCATCTGCGAACTGTAAGCCGATGTCTTGCGGCATTCCTCACTGATAGTGTAAGTGTGTCCCTGCATGGTAGTCAGCCTTGCGTCCACACGGTCAACACTGTCCTGCGATGCAGTTATACCGCTTTTCTTGTAAGATTCTCTTGCCTCGGAGTCTTCGTATACATCTATTCCTGCAACATCCTTGGCATAGTCATAGAACTGTTTCGTCGCATCCGTAGCGGCCGTGTAGGTGTTCTTGAGGCTTTCCACTAACTGCCCTGTAACGACAGCCATTGCCTCCGGGTCTCCGACCGCTGACCTCAGACTTTCCTGATATGAGTCCATGATGTCCTTGAAGAAGGCATTGTATATCATCTGCTTTCCTATGTTCTTGATTACCTCTGACGCCTTGTCGTCAAAGACATCCCATGCGTCCGCACCTGACACGACAGCATCTGATATTGCTTCTGAAAGGTCTGAACCCCAAGAGCCGTAGAGGCTTTCAAGATAGTCGTCAACGACCTTGGTGGCCTCGTCATATGCGTCCTTCATGTCTATGATGTTCTGAATCTGCTCACGCTGCTCTTCATTGAGCTGAGTGTTGGTTTCGAGGAACACTTTTGCATTCTCCACGCTGAACACTCCGTCAGCACCCCACAAGTCAGGAGCGAGGTCTTTTAGTGCGGTGTACTCGTCTTTCTTCCCCCAGAAGTTAGCCCAACCGCTGTAATCTGCGGTCTTTACCTGCATGGCTTCCAACTGGGAGTATCCCTTCTCATACGCTTCCAATGCACCCTTGAACTCATTGCTTACCACCTTTCTTAGAGAACCCCACGAACCGCCGAAGATTGCAGCACCTATCGAATTACTTTGGGTCTGTTTCTCGTACAATGTAGTAAGAGTATTGGATGACAGTTCTGCCATCATCGCCTCATAGTCGGCCGCAGCAAGGGAAGCCTTCTCCAAAGCATCAACGGACTTTGCCATCTCATCAACTCCGAAAACAGATGTGAAGTCCGCCTCGTCAATCACATACTTGAGCATTTCAATCTGCCGTCTATAATCAGATGCGTTCTCGGCGGCCTCCGCAGCCTGAACCTTGGCTTCTGTGAATGCCTGCACAGTCTGTGAAATCATATCCGTCACACCTCCTACAATAGCACCAATCCATCCGCCGGAAGATGCACCCTGTGCGGCCGCCGAGAGGTTCTGCGAGAATGCTCCCAACTGCTCTGCCGCTTCTGTTAGCTGGACATCACCTGATATCTCCGCAACCTTAGCCATTGCATCTGCTGCTTGGGAGAGGCTGTTGGCAAAGGCATCGGCACCCGTGCCTATCAGGGCATTACGAAGGTCTTTTTTAGACGATTCCAACTTCGCAGTGTAGTTCTCAATGGCCTTGTCATCTCCACGGGACTCCGCGTCTGCAATATCTTCCCTAATCTTCTTAATCTGATACAGTCTCTGAATCAATCCCATGACGGATGTATCCCAACCCTCGAAAGGATTGGTGTCACGGGCCGATTCCAGCCTGTCTATCGCCTCCACAAGAGCCTGATATGATTCCGGGTCGGCTTCCTTGTCCATCTCCTTCAGTTTCTTCTTCGCGACATCAAGAGCTTTACTGATGGTTTCCGATGTCATCTTGGACGGGTCTCCGAATACTAGCTGATAGTCACTTCCACCCATCTCCCTCTCTAGCTGATTGAGAGCCTTTACGTAAGCCTTCCTTCTTTCCTCGATGGAACGCATATACTGCTCATCTCCCGTCTGCAAATACTTGTTAAGGAGTACGGCGGTATCCATGTTGTAAGACCGTTTGAGTGCAAGCTTCTCATCTTCGTATGAACGATAGGTCTCAAGCAGGTCCTGCACATGCTCTTCGGCTTCCTTGGCTTTCCTTTCGGAATCCTTTTCCTTCTTGACCTTGGCTATATCTATGGCGGCCATCTTCTCCTCCACCTCAATCATAGTGGCGAAGTTCTTTTCAAGGGCAGCGGTATCCATTCCGGCAGCCTCGTAGATTGCCCTGTATGCTTCCAGCTCCTCTTTCAGAGCGTCAATCTTCCTTTCCTTTTCCAGTTCAATGAGTTTGATTTCATCTTCTGTCTGAGCCTTCTTGAGTTCAAACAATGCTTTTGATGCATCCTCATCAACCTTCTTCTCGACTTTCTTTGCCTTTTTGATGGCGTCCTCATCTACTGGTTCAGGGTCCGTTGGCTTCGGCTTTAACTTTGCAAGGAAGGCGTCTACGCTTCCGATTGCGTCCTTTATCTCCTGCTCTGTAGCGAGCGTAATCTTCTCGCCTGAGACAAGGCTGAACGACTGTCCCTGGCCAGTCTCCTTGAATTTCTCCAATCCCTCGTCAAGTTGCGCCTTCAAGTCTTCAAGTTGCTGCTTGTCGAGTTTCTTGACACCCCTCATGAAGTCGGATTCCAAGGCACCCTGACCGAACCTCTCCCTTGCACTATCAATGTATGAGTCGTATTCTTTATTCAGGTCTTGGACTCCTCCTATGAGAGTTTTTACACTATTCGTAGTATACTTGAAAACGCTTCCATCTTCCTGAACAACTCTATGGACTTTGTCGAACTTCGCTATGATCGCCTCGGTCTCTTCGTCCAACTCCTCGCCTTGGAAGATATGCTTCCATATCTTGGAATACGCTTCCGATGCGGCATCGGTATCTATTCCCTTCTTGCCGTAGAGTTTGTTCTGAATCTTCTCCAGTTTTGTGGATACATCCTTGTCATATGTCTCCTGCTCTTCGCTGACGTACTTTTCGTACATTCTCGCGTTGGCAGCATTCTGAATGGCTGTCGTAAGGTTGTCGTAGACGGTGGTAAGGTCACCTACCTTGGTTATCTCCGCATCAAGGTTCTCGTCATACTTGCCGTACTTGCTTACAATCTCATCCTTTATCTCCTGATACTCCACTGAACCCTTCTTGGCGGCGGCCAGTCTTCCTTTCAGGATGTCTAGTTCACGAATCTCAGCACCTGCGGATGCAGACGCTTCACCGAATGCCTTGTTGAGTCTCTTCTGCGCCTTCTCGGCATCCGTCTGATAGGTAATGAGTTTATACACGCCGAATGCAAGTCCGGCAACGGCTGCCGTTGCAAGGACATAAGGATTGGTCAAGGCCTTTCCGACTCCTTTCATCACTCCTATCAACTTCTGCTTGGCACGTGTGAGAATGACAGTAGAAGCCGCGGACTTCGCTTGGGCAAGAGACAGGTTGTGGTGCTGTGCGGCAGCCAAGGCTATCTGTACAGAGGCTTCCTCCATTACAAGCGTGTTAATCTTCTGGACAAGCGACACAGCCACCGTAGCGGCCTTGTAACTGCCGTAAGCGACCGCGATGTCCATCACTACCTTGCCAACCCTTTCATAGTTCTCTATAAGGGAAGAAACACCTTGTATTGCCGCAGATGCAACGCCTTGTGTCTTTGTTCCGATCTCGTTCAGCATCATATCCCAAGCGTCTTCCAGATTACTAATCTGTCCTGTGAGGGATGATGACTGCTTCTCCATGAGGTTGAAGAACTGGCCGCCTTCGTTGGTCATGGCCTCGATGGCTTTCTGTACCTCCGGGAATCCGACCTTTCCTGCGGTCACGAGTTCTCCCACCGCACTCTTCGCCACTCCGAACTGCTTTGCCAGTTCGTCAGCCAACGGGATACCTCGTCCCATGAACTGACGCAAGTCCTGCGTGAAGAGGCGTCCCTGCGTCATGGTGGTTCCATAGAGATATACAAGGTCATTCAACGGAATGGAAAGACCTGATGCGATGTTTCCGAGTCTGACAAGGGTCTCGTTTACATTCTCCGATGCAGTTCCGTAGGCGAGCAACTGCTTTGCACCCTGTGCTATGTCCGTCAGTCCGAAAGGTGTCTTGGCCGCTGTCTGCGTCAACTGCGTCATGAGTGCCGTAGCCTTCTCCTGACTGCCGAGCATGGTCTCCATGGCAATCTCCAACTGCTGGAACTCACCTCGCACCCTAACGATGTCGCTAATCAGTTTCTGTGCGGAGAATCCCACTCCCATTGCAGCGGCCGCCTGTCCTATCTTCCTGAGGACACCATCAATGGCATCACCCTCCGATTCAATCTTGGATGATGCTTCCTTCATTGCGTCCTGCATCTGACGCACCTTGTTGATGAAGTCACGGTTCTCTGCCGTAATATGAAACTCAAGTCCAGCCATGTCTATTCAAGGATTTGTCTTATCTTTTCAAAATTCTTCGGGTCAGTTGCATCTATCACCTCACGGTCAGCCGACACATGGAGCTTCCTCTGGTCATCCGGGCTCAGATACATGGAAACGGTAGCGTCAGCCGTCATCATCTTGAGGTTGGTGAACGATATGCCCCAGACCACATAGTCTAATGTCCACCCGTACCTCTCACAGGCAGAGTCTATCATGGTTCCGTAGATGGTCCTTCCACAGAATGAGAGGCTTCCCTTCTCGCTCTTATACCGCACTATCCTTCTGACAGTATCCCTCTCCTTGTCTATGCCGTATGCCGATATGAGTTCGTCAGACACATCCATCGTCAGAACCATGACAAGGAGCGTCGCAAGTTCTTCGTCATCAAGTTCCGCAAGTGAGGCTGCCCGTCCGCTTATGAGGGAGTCATCGAAATGGTCCTCCCTTGTCCTGACGGTATATAAGGCAATCAGTCGTGCAACTTCATTCCTGTGCTTCTTGCACACACGCAGAGACTCCGCGTAGATGTCCTCTTTGAGTGCTTCCTGAATGAGTGACAGCGAATCGAGAATGGATGCAGTAAGGTATATCTTGCCAAGGGTAGCCGGATATAGAAACATCCTTTCCCCGTTGACGGAAAAGGATACCGGCCTCTCTATGATGGCGTCTGCGAGTCTGTTATGAATCTCCCTTGGCTCCATACTGGTTTGAAATGGTGCGAGGAACGGATTTCACTCCGTTCCCCACTTGTGCTGCTGTCAAGGCCGCAGCCCGCCCGTATGCTATTCTCCTCCTGCGAGGTTTGAGATAACCTGCCACTGAACCTGACTCTGCTTGTCATCGTCAGGCTGGAGTGCGTCGTGGGTGAACACAACGGCACCACCCTCGTCAGTAGAGAATGTGTCTTCGGCAGACACAACCGACTTCGAGATCATGATGCCCGGAACAGCAGGGTCTTCCGGCTGAACCGCTACGGCATACTCTCCCTCTACCACTCCGTCCACATATGTGAAAGGCATACTCTTATTCTTTGCGACACGGATAGTATAAGAGAGTGCGTACGTATTTCTACCGTACTTCACATCCTCGTTGGCTCCTCCTTCGAGTTTTGCCTCCTTCTTGTCACCCTTTGTTGTAGTAAGGGTTGTCGAATTTTCTACGGGGGTAGGAACCTCACTCCATGAACCTGGCGAACCTGACTCGCCAAGAGCAGCGATGAAAATCCTACATTTTCCCCATCCAATAACTGCCATGATTTATTGACTTTATGAATTGAACTTTGTTGTTAGTTACCTGCCGTTGTAGTAACGGTAATAGAGCCGGATAACCACGAAATGCTGCTTTACCTCTCGGTCCGCAACGGAATGAATAGTCTGCTTGAGTGAGAACAGGTAATTGCTTCGGCTCGCTACAAGGGTTTTTACCCAGTTATCTGCGGCCTTTTCTATCTCGCTTATCCTCTGCCCATTTTCAACCATGACTCCGTTGTTATACGGGTCTATGTCAGGGCAGTAGATGTTGATGGTCACAACTCCTGACTCAATCTCTCCCGGAGTACCTGTCGTAAATATCACCTCCGCATCCTCCAATCTGCTGTCGCGAGGCCGGTATCCTCGGCGATAGACGCTTCCGGACAGGCCTTGTGCAAGGTCGCTCTTACGAAGGAGGTCATATACATCCCCTTGTATTTCCGATGCAGTTCTTGACATTACTTATTACTCTTTTCCTGTTCAAGACGTGATTGTTTCATGATTCGGAGTTCTCTCAGAGACTTTTCCACTACGACTTTTGCAAGTTCCTCCGCACTGTCAAGGACATCGTATCCCTTGTCAGCGACATATGAAGCGTATTCCTTTCCGGCAACGGCAATGATTGCTATTCCTTTCGGGAAACGGCTTACAAGAGAGTGTGCGAACTCCTTCCCGTCCGTGACCCCTTGTGCTCCTTCTTTCACTTGCTCGAATCCGTACTCTTGGATTATTCTTCCGTCAACGATTACAATGCAGCCTACACTACTTCGAAGATTGCCCGTCCGGTCCTGATATGAATTGGTTGTTCTTGCGGCGTTCGTGATCTCTTCCGCACAGTACAGCATTGTTCTTATAAGCACCTTCTGCTGCCTTGCTACTTCCTCGCGGAGTATTCTGCTTACCTGTGCCTGAGGTATGGATGCCTTTACTCCCATGACCCGTCACACTGTTATCCGTAACTGACAGACCGCACTAAGGATTTCAACCTGTATGACAGAAAACTCTCCGAGGACATTGCCGTAGTTATCCCGTAGCCTTATCTGCTCTCCCGTGAATGCCTTTTCCGATTCAATCAGTATGGAATAATGAGCGACAGTGACGTTACCGGCTTCGGACTGTCCGAGATTGCTATATCTGGTCGTCTGCCACTGGCACGGTATGGGACCGCCCCAAGTGATATCCTCACTTACGGCCGGGAATCCAGTTTCCGCGTCAATACCCTTGACGGTCTTATATTTAATCTCGATTGTTCCGTTTTCGATAATCATAACCTGCTGCCCTTGTAACCGTATCTGTTCGCAGTATCTTTGAGAACCATATCGTCCTCTCCGAACAGCATGTAGGTCTTGTTAGCCTCAATCCTGAAATGTTCCTTGTCCTCTGCGGTGAAGTTATACGACTGCCCTCCTTGGCTCATGTTTGCTACAAGGTACAGCCATCTGTATATATCCGCTTCGGCAAGAAGATACTCCCGTGACTTCACCAGTTCAGGTGTAACAGCAGTATTAAGGTCAAGTCCACGCTTGAGTGCCAATGTTTCGATAGTATTCGCTGACACGGGAAAGTTTGTTGACGCCCTCAACAACTCACACACTGTTCGCATAATGACGATGCTTTATCCGTTACTACTGTTTACCGCTACTCTGCTGCTGCTGTTGCGTCGAGGACATATACATTGCCACCGTTGTCGATTACCGGCATAGCAAGAGCCTGTGCTGCGGTAAATTCGGCAAGCGAAGGCTCGTTGTGGCTGTACTGGGAAACGAGGATGAATCCTGACTTCTCATATGCCACGCCCGGAACCCTGCGCATATCCTCGGCAAGTGTACCATGTACAAGACGGCCGACCTTTTCAGATGTAAGACCGACAACATTACCCTGCTCCCAAGGTTTCACGGTAGTCTTCTTGCCAGCCTCGTCTTCGGTTACAAATGAACCGTTGACAATCTCGAAAGTACAGCCGAACTCCTCTTCAAGAGCGTCAATAGTCGCCTTGCGGGTAGGAGTAGGAAGATAAGATGCGTCCACGATGGTCTGCTTGAGTGAAGTGGCTACAAGTTCACGCACCTCAAAACTCTTTCGTGCAAGGTCGAAGTACTGCTTTGACAACATTACCTTTGCGATGGTGTCACCGTCAGCGTCTGCCTGGTCGAACATCTTATGAAGGTCTGTCACAGGCTGTGCTGTGCCCACGTTCTTCCAGTCTGTGGTGGCCTTGAACTTGTGCGTCGCCTTGTAACCGAAGTCAGCACGAACTCCTGTTCCGTCGTTAGTATCGTTAGCCACGAGAACAAGTCCGGTCGAGAGAGCCTGCTCGAACATAATCTCAAGACGGATCTTGATACCAGAGATTACCTTCGGCACATTATTGAGAATCTTTGAAGCGATATCTGAAGCCTGGACTCCCTTTGCCTGCATTACAGCGACATCGGAGATAGCTTTCTCGCGCATCTGCTTCTTGATACCCAGCTTAGGAATGTCACCGCTTGCTGTGCGGATTGTGCCGCGTTTCTTGAGCGGAAGTGAAGAGTCCATAGAGACTACATCCGCCGCTACGATTGAGTTGTCGAACTCGGAAGTATTCCAAGTGAGGTCAGCACTATACTCCTCGTCAAGCATACGCTCATAGAGGTAAGGTGACTGTTCCTTTCTTCCGTTGAAAAGCTCAGTGAGCTTGCCAACTACACTACCGAAGAACTTGGTTATGAATGAACCAAACATTGAAGTCTGCATACTCATAATTGATTTCCTCCTTTTTTAGTTGTTACGCATAGAGAAATTTGATCTGCGGAAGGGCAGTCTTGATTTCCTCAGTCACTGGATAAGGTGAAGCCGCAGCGTTTACCTGACCCATGGTCATGATTGCTGCTGCAGGTCTTTCCTTTGTTACCGATACCTTGAGAACGCCCACAATCTCTTCGCCCTCCGCCGCTTCAACATAAGCGTCGTTGCTTACACCGAGTGGTGCATAAGAGTCTGTAGCGACTGTGCGCTTGATGATATGACCAGCGCGAACCACGTCAGCGTCGAAGTCCTCCATGTTAAGAGCACGACCACCTGGGATGTCTGCGAGGTCACGGATGATGACTTTGCTTTCGTTGCCGTCATCTACGAAATAACCGTTACGGTTAAGTGTAACTACATCTGCCATAGTTTAGAACGAATTAAAGGTTTGTTGCGAGTTTGCCCACAATCGCATCCACTTCGGCATCGGTCGCTTTCGTGTCAGGGCCTTCGTCACTATGTCTCTGACCGCCAAAAAGAGGGTTGAACCCGGCTGCTTCTGTGGCTTTGTTTTCCTTGACCACTTCCGCCACCTCACCTGTTATCTCCTCAATAAACGCGTCAAACTCCTCGTCTGTCATAGATTCAAGGGTGTAACGCCTGTAAGGCTTCTTCTGTGACTCTTTGAGGTCCTTGATAACACCGTCAAGGATTTTCTCACGCGATTCCGCGACCTTGCCAAGTTTGAGTTGCTTGATTTCCTCTGCCTGTGCGTCCATCTTTGCGGACATCTGCTTGAGGAGTTTTGCCAACTCTCCTTCCTGATTTGATTGTTGGGTTTGTTTCTTGGTGCCGTCAGAAGAACTTTCGTCATCGTCTTCCTGCTCGTTGAGTTCTATCGGCTTGCCGTCCTTGATGCCGTGTTTCTTTTCGTAGTTAGAAACTGCTTTTCGGGTGGCTTCCGTAGCCCTGCTGTCACCATAGTGTTTAAGAATGTCAGCGAATGTCACCTCTTCTACGGCTGAGTTTACATCCTCCTCTGACTCGATAGTCTTGTCTGACATAATCCTGTCAGCAATCCTGCTTAGAATTTTTGCATCGACGCCCTCGAACTTGGTAGCCAATGCTGCAATAAGATTCTTTTTCATCGCAAAAATAGAAAAGATTTTTAATTAAACACCTCAAAGGTAAAACTTTTTTCTATTTTTTCGATTACATTATAATCACTTTGTTCTTATTAAGTTTCAATAAGTTAGCATAGTAGAGCTTTGCTTGCATTATACAATATTATAAAATAGGCATAAAATTTTCCGTAAGAAATTTTTATTATTTTAAAATAATTATTAATTTTGCCCTGTGATTATAATACAAACACTTCTAAACACTACACGGAAATGACAAAGATTAGCAACAGACACATCAAGGCTTGGGAAAGGTTCAATGACGACCTCGAAGCTTTTGCAAAAGAATCTGACGTAAACGAAGCAGGTGAGATCGCTCTTTATGAAGACGCTTTTACTACAAGGAACGTAAGGCATTTCAACATGACAGAAAAAGGTATTCTCACTTGGACAGAGGATGAAGAACTCAACCAAGAAACGATGCTTGACGAGGACGACGCAAAAGATTGGCTTTCTTTCTGGAGAGGGTGCCTCCGCAGAGCAAAGCGATACTGGTCAATGGACGCAGTGGAGCTTGACAGATTACAGGAATGTGAAACAACTAATGATGAGGAGGATGAACAATGAAAGAGATTATGAAAACCGTTCTTGGCATTGTATGCCTTATGAGTTTATTCCTTGCATGTGCGGAAGCAGAAACAGCAATATTACAATTGATTTGGTCGTTTTCGATGCTTGGCATTTGCTATCTAAGCGGAAGAATCCTCGTCAAGAATTATATGACTAAGGAAGAATTGGAAGAAGAAATATAAATCATTTAACTACTACACGGATATGGCACAGAAGAACAAAGTAGATGTTTACGACATCGTTACTGAACACATCATCGCAGAAATGGAGAAGGGCATCATTCCTTGGCAGAAGCCTTGGTGCGGAGGCTCGGAAGAAGCAATCAGTTATGTCTCCCGCAGACCTTATTCTCTCCTGAATCAGATGCTGCTCGGAAAGCCGGGCGAATACCTCACATACAAGCAGGCGTCCGCTCTCGGAGGTCAGGTCAAGAAAGGGGCAAAAGCAAAGATGGTAGTATTCTATACCGTGATCAATCAGAAGAAAGTTAAGGAGATTGACGAAGAAACGGGGGAAGAGACGGGCAAGGTCAAGACCGTTATAACTAATTACGGCTATCCGGTTCTTCGATTCTACAATGTTTTCCACATCGACGACATCGAGGGTATTGAGAGCAAAATAGAGAGGGAGACGGGCAACACCCATAATCCAATAGAGGAAGCGGAAAGGGTCGCCAAAGAATATGTTGAAAGGGAAGACGGACTGACACTCGTAGTTGAACACAGCGACAGGGCCTACTATTCGCCAAAAGAGGACAAGGTCGTTGTCCCTGAACTTTCCCAGTATGAGGTTGTCGAGGAATACTATTCCACACTTTATCACGAACTCACTCACAGTACGGGAATAGGCACCAGGTGCAACCGCAAGATTGACGGAGTGGCCGCCTTCGGAGATGTATCCTACGCAAAGGAGGAGCTTGTAGCAGAAATCGGCTCAGCAATGACGCTTAACCGTTTGGGCATTGACTGCGAAAAGGCATTCAAGAACTCGGTTGCATACTTGCAGGGATGGCTCGAAGCCTTGAAGAATGACAAGAAGATGATAGTGATTGCCGCGGGACAGGCGCAGAAAGCGGTGGATTACATCTTTGACGGAAATAAGGAAGAATAGATTATATATAAACCCGATAGGTTCTCATCTTGCACACTAGTAAACTTCTTCATTTCGCTCAATCTGGGCAAAACTATCGGGTTTTCTTTTGAGACACACTTAATACTACACAATATGAAAAAGTACAGAATCACTTACAAGGAGGTAGGCAAACCGACACCACGAACAACTTATTTCACAGGGGACAAATCAGAGGCTTATATCATTCAGTTTTTTGGGCTTGACGAGCCGGAGGTAGAATGGTATAAGATAGAATTAACCAATTAACACAACACAACATGAGCAAAGAAAAGACATCAAAAAGCCAGATTATTCAGGTTCATTTCTTTGAACCGGTAGAAGGTAAGACCGATTACTATTTCGGCAGTTTACGGGCGATCTTCGCCCAGTTTGGACAGGAGCATATAGGAACATCACTTGGTGCCCTATACGCTGCTCATATCACTCAAACTAACGCAAAGGTGACGACAAAATGCAGGATTATCAAGCAAGAGGTCACGAGGATATCACAAAAACAGGATTAATGGACTACTTAATATGGAATTTATAAACAAAATCGAATTGCAAGGAAGCGTTGGCTGTGTAAGGACCAACCATGTGCAGGGAATGACCGTTCAGAATTTCTCCCTTTATACAGAGCATTTGAATAGATTAAAGGACGGCTCTATTATCCGCGAGGGCACCTGGCATAATGTCGTCGCTTGGGAGAAGACACAAGTCGGGGAAGGTGATGTTGTTAAAGTTATCGGCAGGCTTCGTCAGCAAATATATACATCAGCGAATGGAACGGAGAGAGTTTATTACGAGGTGGTTGCTTCTGAGCTTAAAGTGATAGAGCGATGAACGGATACTACAAAGACAGAGAACCGTCAGAGATAGAACCGCTTGCAAAAGAGCTATACGACAGCCTCAAATGGTTCTTCTCTGACGAGAATGTAAAAGTCAATATTGAGCCTTATAATGACTGGGCAAAGCGTAACGGTAAGACAGAGCTGCACCATAATAAGATTGCGTATATCAATGCTTACGTTGACTTTAACAAAGGGAAATACATAGTAATTGACTCCCCTACTTGCGACAAGAGAGGTTGCTCATTCTGGGGCTATATCAAAAAGTTTATGTGGAACAAAATGATCCCAGCTGAAAGGATGCGATATTGCACAGAAGTAGCAAAATCTATTCTACATCTTCAAGACTAACACAAAATGAATACTACACAGGAATTTCAAAGAACAATCAAAGCCCACTTGGATAACCTTGCGGGCTTTGACGACAACTTCGCACAGAAGTATGCCAAAGAGGGCAAGAGCATTGAGGAATGCTGTAACTATATCCTCAGCTCGGTTCAAAAGTCAGGCTGCAACGGCTTTACCGATGATGAGATTTTCGGAATGGCTGTGCATTACTACGAGGAAGATGATCTCGGAGAAATCAAAGCGGTTAAGGGCACGGTTGTCGTGAACCACAAGGTCGAACTGACAGAGGAGGACAAGGCAAAAGCAAAGGCTGACGCAATTGAAGCATTCAAGAAAGAGGAACTACGCAAACTCATGGAGAAGGAGAAGAAAGAAAAGGAGAGAGTGGAGAAGAAGCGTCAGGAAGCGTTGAAGAAAGAGGAAGAAATGCCAAGCCTATTCTGATTATGAAACCCAAGACAAAAGTAGAGAAAGAGATTAGCCGTCTTTCGGGCAGTTTAAGGCGGCTATCTCAGGCTCAATACGATTGGGCGATCAAGAATGCCGTCAAGCATTTTGCGTGGGTAAATCCCACAGAAACGCGGTGCTATTGCACCCATTGCGGGAACAGAATACCAATCGAGGCAGTTCGTGCTGACATATCGGAGGCTGTCATAGAGTGTCCTTGCTGTGGAGCGGAAATAAAGAAGTCTTACCAACGGCGAGGTATCAAGGAGTGCTTTTACTTTGTCGTCTTGACGGTACATAAGGGCTGGCAGGTCAATCGCTACTACGAAGTCCGAATGGATTGGTCTGTAAAGAGCGGTGCCAAATACTATGTCCGAGAGGTAATGCGGAAGTGGTACAAGCCGCATCATACGGAAATCACACAGGGCGTAGGTATCAATATGATGTCATACTCCTGCCGGTCGCCTTACAGTCTATGTAGTGCAATGAGCATCAAGAAAGGAGAGTGGCGAGGCGCCGGCTACCACACCGAATGGATGTACTTGAAAGTCTATCCTCGTTGGAAAACGCTACCTGTTTACCGCAAATGCGGATTCAATGGAAACCCCTTTGATAACGATGTGCAACAGACCTTCGGCGTCATTCTCTCCAACCCCTACCTTGAGCAGTTATATAAGCAGGGCAGATACCAAGAAATCCGCGATATACCGCCTGATGCACGCAAGCATATAACTGATATGTACCCAAGCATAAGAATTGCTTTGCGACACAAATACGATATAAAGGCAGTGGGATGGCAGAACTACATCGACTACCTCTTGATGTTGAAGAAGTTGAAAAAGGATCTTCGCTCTCCGCATTGGATATGTCCACAGGATTGGCACGAAATGCACGGCAAGGTTTTGCACATGATGCAGAGACAACGCGAGAAAGAGCAGCAACGCCAGAGGGAACTGTACCAACTTGCAGAGGCTCGCCGACAAGCAAGAGCAGAAGCTGAGGCTATCAAGCGGAAGCAAGAGGACGAGAAGATACGAGCCGCTTATCCGTCATTAAAAGGCTTCTTCTTCGGCATCCATATCCAAGACAAAGACTTGAGCATTGAGCCGCTAAAATCGGTAGAAGAATTTGCAGAGGAAGGTATTGCAATGCACCATTGCGTCTATTCAATGGGATATTACAAGAAACCTCTCAGCCTTATCCTTTCTGCGAGGGACGGAAAAGGGGAACGACTTGAAACCATCGAGATCAATCTCCGAGACTTCAAAGTCAATCAATGCTACGGCAAGCACAACCAGCCGACTGACCGGCACGAGGAAATCCTGAACGCCGTCAATTCTAATATGTGGCAAATCCGTGATATCTGCCAACGCAAAGACTGGAAGCAGAGCATAAGACAACAAGGCATCGCTGTCAATTTCTGACGACAGCGGTGCTTTTTCTTTGGTCTTCTCAGGGAAAGTTAAAAATTTTGCCAAATTTTCCGTAAGAAATTTTTATTATTTTAAAATAATTATTAATTTTGCCCTGTGATTATAACATAAACATTCTTAATACTACACAACAATGACACAGGAACACGCAGAAAAGGTACTCGCTTTCATCGAAAGTCAGTGCAAGGCAAAAGTCGAAAAGGCTATCAAGGAAACTCTCGGAGTTAAGGTAAATCTCAAGTTTGAGCTTGGAAAACGCTACAATGGTGGTATTTATATTCAAGCGATAGACACTCTGAATGATATTGACAATAAGATGAGGAACAACGCAATCTTAAAGCAACTTTTCGCCAAGGTGGAACTCCGCATGGATGTCTGGGCAAATGACCCTGACGAGGAAATGGGAGTGGCCTTCAATATTGGAGTGTCTTATCAGCACGGCTATTACGGAGGTCATAATGGACACGACCTTATGGGTTACTTCATCAACGAATCAGGAGAGGAAAGAATCATCAAATAACTACACGACTATGGAAGCGACACTCACACTTGACACAAAGAGAAGCCTTAGATTCAAGGCAGATGAGTTCAGTAATCTGCGAGGATTCATCATTATCCAGCAGATGAACACCTCAGTAGGAATGTTTGGAATGCGCTCGTTAATGGAGTGTATGGATGCCGTCAGGGAACTCAAGGTTGGGGAAACAATATTCTGCATTCCCTCGGAGAGCAGATGTTACTGGGGCAATAATCTCGAAGACCCGAACTTCAGGGCGAATTATTGGGAGAGGTTCTTTAAAGAGGAAGGAAAGGGCGAGAGCTACCGCCCAAATTGGGGCTACTCATTCGCTATTAAGCGCACCGAAAAGGGCTGGGTTTATAGACACATAGATTACAAGTTCAATTTTTAATGCTATATCAAAATGAGCACTACACGGTTTAACTACAACGACGGAGGTCGTAGCAATTATTTCACAGCAAAGAAGGTTGGCGATTGCGTTACCAGAGCAACCGCAATAGCAAGTCAAAGGGACTACAAGGAGGTATATAACCTGTATAAAAAGATAGGCGGTAAAACGCCAAGAGACGGGGTAAGCAAGACGGCTATCCGCAAGGTAATGGAACAGCTCGGAGCAAAATGGGTGCCTTGTATGACAATCGGAAGCGGTTGCAAAACCCACCTCCGGGCAGAGGAATTGCCGAAAGGCAGAATCGTATGTAGTTGCTCAGGTCACTTGGTCGCAGTCATTGACGGAGTGATCAATGACACTTACGATTGCAGCAGAAAAGGCACAAGGTGTGTCTATGGATATTGGATTTTTAACTAACACGGTTATGACACAGAGAATAGGACAGCGATTTGAGTTCAAGTTCGGCAAGACGACTTTTATCTACAAGATAGAGGGAATCGAAAAGGCGGGCGCCATTGTAACAGACGACTGTTACTACGGCACAAAAGACATCATATGCGGCAATTTGCGATACACCGATGTTTGGTATTGCGACATTGAAGCATTTGAAGCAGCAGTCGCTAATGGCAGGTACAAACAGATAAAATAACACAGTATGGAATCAATAGTTGGGAAAGCATTTGAGTTCGTGGATGAATACAGAGATCACGAGAGAGTAAAGGTCATATATTTCGTTACAGGTATTGACTACGCAACACATAGCTATATAGGCAAGAGGATTGACGCATCAGGCAGCCGGTCAAAGATTGAAGATTGGTCACGTGACATTGACGTTATGGATGATTCAATCCTGCATGGAATAGTATATGAGCTACACCCAGACTACCGAGAGATTGTGCGTGTTGAGTTAGCTTCCGGGCAGATAAGAAAAGTCCCAAGAGGGTCGCTTTTAGTGTATAAGAAAGGCAAAGAGCACCCGATATGGATAGAGGCTTATCTTGACACAGAAAGAGGTCGCAAAGAAGCCGAGAAAATGGCTAAAAGGCGCAAGGCAGAAATTTTAACAATTCAATAATATGAACCAGTATTTCAGACTTACAGGCAACTGCCTGCTAATTGCTAAAGTGCTAATGAAGCACGACATCGATTTTGCTTTTAACGCACATCCTAAAGGTATTGAGTTTGTCCTCAATATTTACGACCCGACTTATGAGGAACTTGTCAAGGAGATTGGAGTGAACAATGTATCAGTTCATAGCAACTTCAAAACTGACAAAACTACGCTCTATTCGCTTTACAGGTCATAGCAACAACTAATACTACACGATAATGAGCACAACAGAAAAAATCAAGTATGCGGCGATGCCGCTTCGCATTCCATACCCAATGACAGTTGTTGAGTATGCCGCAATGGAACAGGAAATGTTCAATGGGGTCATGAATAAACTCTCAGGCTATCAAACGCAGACCACATTCTTCCAAGACTTCTCGATTGCGGAGTTTTGCGAATGCCGCATGAATGACAATGGGGCAATACGCAAGACATTCGACAGGTCAGTCAAGGAATGGATAAAGAATACGGTCTATGGAACAGAACTTGTCCTTGTCCTCAATCACAAGTGCTGGGAGCATCACGAACATGGCAACAAAGAACTCCGGGAACTTTACAGAGGCTTGTTTTACGAAGCGCACGATGCTTACTGCGAAGCAAACAAGGACAACGAGGACGCAATGTCGTATTTCTACGAAGTAACGGATTAAGGTATGATACGAGCAATAACAGTCAAGCAGCTTCAAAAGTATTGCGAAGCAGCTATCAAAAATGGATACGGAGATAAGAAGATTCTTATCAGCCGTGATGACGAAGGCAATGAATATCACGAGTTATTTTTCTCGTTTACTCCAGCTGACAAGATATTTGATGGATCGATATACGATGCAGCTCTCCCTCACGGAATCACATCTGAGAAAGCAATTAACGAATACATTATTTTAGGATAGATGAATATCAACGGAATTAACCAATATCTCTCACAGCTGTTCAGAGAATGGAACAAAAGAAACGGAGGCGACTATTACCTGTTCACTTTCGTGCCAATAGATTATGGCACCCGTTGGCAGATTGCGCAGAAAGACAGACCGATCACAGCAATGGAACTCGCAGGAGAACCGCACATAGTAAATGGGATTGACTTGAACAGGTCGTATGACCACCTGGAGCTTATCGAAGCACTCAAGGAAGCCTTAAATAAAGTTTAGCTCTTGCGAACTATTTATTAAATTTGCCCTGCAAGAGCTGTATTGCTCGTCTTTGCACGGTTCAAAAGACAAAAAGGTATAAACCTATTACATAAGAAAGAAAAACGAAATAAACCATAAATACTACACGGATATGTTAGGAGCAATCATCGGCGACATCGTAGGATCACGATTCGAGTTCAACAACACAACAGATTTCAATTTCAAGCTATTCACAGGCGAGTGTGACTTTACTGACGACACAATATGTACTGTTGCGATAGCGGATGCGTATCAGAAAAAAGTGGATTTTGAGGATCTTGGCTATAACCTCAAAGAATGGTGCAGAAGATACCCCGAGCCAATGGGCGGCTACGGAGGCTCTTTTGCAAGGTGGGTTCACGGCGAGGATTTAGAGCCGTACAATTCCTTTGGTAACGGCTCCGCTATGAGGGTTTCGCCAGTAGGGTGGCTCTTTAATACCGAGGAACAAGTAATTGTCGAAGCTACCAAAAGCGCGGTGGTTACCCACAACCATCCAGAGGGAGTAAAGGGAGCTGTTGCAACAGCGTTAGCTATCTATTATGCGAGGGGATACGGCAAAGAGATTATGCTAACCAAGATGAACGACTACTACCCCGCACACACTTGGATAGAGCCAAAGGTAGGATGCAATAAGTTTGACGAAACCTGCCAAGGCACTATGCCAGTAGTGTTCGGGGTACTCCGCAAAGCAAACAGTTTCGAGGAAGCAATCAGGTGGGCGGTAGCAGTCGGAGGCGACAGCGACACAATCGCAGCAATCGTTGGAAGTATCGCAGAAGCAATCTGGGGCATTCCACCCGTAATAAAGACAAGGGCAACGGATTATCTGACAATAGAAATGATAAAGATTATTGGTAAATTTTACAACGAGATATATTGATAATGAAAAAAAATGATTACTGTCGATTCTATAAAGGAGAGAAGACACCTCCTTTTAGTATAAGAGACCCACGACTCACAGCGTGGAAAATTGAAGCTTTGTGGGTACACGCAAGCGAAGAAATGCTTTCAGACGCTTTTAGCGACTATATGGCACACGGAATGATTCACTTTGCTAAAGATGATGCGGTTCCTATTTCGCTTAAAGCGTTTCTTATGAATAGGTACTTCCAATATACCGAAAGGGAAGACATCGAGGCTTTCAAATCTTTTTATTCGCAGCTTTATAAGTAGGGCAGTTATCCCTACTTATATCTGCAATAATATCCAGAAGATTCCTGTATCAAGTCAAAGTCTCGTATATCAAATCCTATCACATCAACATCAATATACCACATATCGCTAACACTATCATATTCCGCTTTAGTAATTCGCATCTTTGCGCCTCGCTGCAATAGCACTTCGTTTTCACTCCAAGGTTCAGGATTAGCTTTCTTTATTCCATCCCAACTCTGGCCATATGTACCACAAGATGACCAAGGCTGTGCATAAGCTGCCGGAGTGCCTTTCGGACAATAGAGATTCATTATGACTTTCTTTGGTCCAGTTGCCGTAAACCTTGTCTCCCTACAAGAACCGCAAGATTGGAAGCTATCTTCAAGTCCAACTTTACCCACCAAAGCAGAAGGGTCTTTCTTATACTTACTAAGATCAATCTTGAATATATAATCAATATTCCAAGGGTCAGAGTCTCTTTTTAACCACGTATCATCTTTTAAGTGCTGCTTATGTAGTGCATCTGTAAGCCACTGAATATGGTTTTCAGTTTTCTTGAACTTACTTGAATAATAGTAATAATGCCCTGGGATTGCTCGTAGCGGCTCTGTGATATAGCCAGAACCCGCTGTGTAACCCCATAATGCTTCTTTCTCTTGTTGAGTAACTTTGGTCCAAAACTCCACTGCGTTTTCATGGAAGTAGTCGTCCGCCTCTTTCGCTGTCTTATGCCAAACGGCATTATCTCTTTTCTCTTTCGTAAATATTGAATCATCAAAAGACTCACTCGCCTTGTTCAGTTTCTTTGCTTTAAGTTTCGCAGCATGCTGTTCATCATAAAGTTTATTCTTGTATTCGGCAGTAACCGACGAGAGTTTTGCATTGATTGTGCTAATATCAGCTCCGCTATTGATAAGGTCTTCGACCTCATCAACCAATCCTGCAAGCTTTTTGACCTTCGGATGATTCGCTAACCAATCATTGATAGGTTTAAGAGTATCTTGAACACCTTTGACGCTAATCTTGTACTGGACTGCACCAAGTTGCTTATAATAAGCGGCCTGTGACACCTGCCAAGTAGGATAGAGAGTATGAGGCTTGAGATATGTCGCATCGGACACATACAGGATTTCCTTGTTAAGAGCCTTAATCTGCTGATCAAGAGGAAGTGCATTGATTTGAGCCATCTTCTTCTCAACGGCATCGTAAACCTCGTGGAGTTTCTTGCTGCTAAACTGCTTCTTCCAATCCTTGACATTAGGAATGAGAGCAGAGAGGAACTGCTCGTCCTTGAGGATTGCCTCTTTACGGAAGTCCCAAGCGTCTTGTATTGCCTTCTTAATTTCAGGGGTTCGTGCCTTATGTCTTGCGATAGCCTTCTGCAGAGGTAATGCAGCCTTGTTGAATGCACCAAAGTTACCTTCCTTAAGCATCATATACATATCGCCGGTCTTGCCGAATACTTCCTGTGGCAGCAATCCGTCATCAATAGCCTGATTAAGTTGTCTGATAGTTCTTTTGCCCCACTCAACTCTAATCTTGTCAATCTGCTCCTGCGTTCTGCTTTCGTGACGCTTCTTCGCAATATCAAGGGCGGTAGGCTTCTTGGCTGCTTCCGCTTTCTTTCGTGCTAAATAAGCATCGTGGCTTACCCTAAACTTATAATCATGGTCCAGAATATTAAATTGAGCCAATATATCCTCAATAGAGGCTCCGTTAGCAATCGCCGATTCCACATCATTGATCTGGCCAACAAACTTCTTTGCCTTAGGGTGTTCCAGAGTCCATGACTTGATTTCCTTGAGCTTACCCTGCACCTCCTTGACCTGTGCGTTATGGGCATACCAAAGCGGCACCTTGATACTTGCCAAAGGCTGACCGATTGCGCTGTTCACGCTATATGGGTTGTCGGTAATAAAGTAAGGGAGAGTGCCCCTTTCGTCAGCTGCGAGGATTCGGCTCTTGTTCTTGACCGCCCAAGCCTTGAAATTATCAGGCAAGTCATTCACAGAGTTTACGCTTTCCTCGGTAGGCTCTTGCCCGTCAAGGATACGCTCGTTGTCAGCCATAAGTTCTTCCCTTGTCTTGAGGATAGTAATTGCGTGGCAACGGCAGTTTGAACCCCAAAAGCACTTTCCATTCCTCTTGATGTACATAATGTGATTCCTTTCAAGGGTCAAATCATATACATAGTCAGAGTATCCCACTTCCTCTTTGTCGAACACAGTAGAGGTAATAGACCCGCACTCCCTTATCGAATAATGCGGCTTGTTTCCTTGAATGATTGTGCCATCTTTCTTGACTGCTGTATGTGGTTCACTAACAGCAACACTTGGCCTGTGCCCTACTTTAAGCATACACTCGCACAAATCACCTGCCATTCTTGGAGAGGTTGTAAAATACATCTTCTCTCCATTCTGCGATGCAAACACATTGCCGTGATTACCGACAAACGATTTACAAGGTCTTTCGTGACCGTCACACTTGATAAAAGCGTCAAGGAATATCTTTATCTGTCGAGCAGAAGCGGTCTTTATCTCTTCTGGAACATATTTCGTGTAACTATATCCAAACTGCTTGAGATAAGCATTGAATCGTGCATTATAGAACAGCACCTTATCGTTTCTCAACTTAGGTTCAAAGCCAAGTCTCTTGACACACGCTACAATGTCTTCTCTCGCTTTCTCCCCTACATTCTGAGATATACTAACGCCACTATTATGTTCAAGACTTCCGTCAGAAAGCCAATAGCCCATAAACTCACAGAATGCGTCAAACTTATAGCAGGAACCACCAATGCAGATATGAGGTCTATCTTGTGTGCTATTCATTGCAGAGCGATAGAACCCTCCTTTGCCCTTTGTATAGTCCTTTGCCTGGCAGTTTCTAATTTCTCCGTCACGCTTATTAAGATACACCATAGAGTGGTCAGGAGTAACAAGACAGTCGAGCGTCTTATTATAGAACCGGCACATAAGTCCTGCATACCAATACTGCTGCTTGGCTGTTATGCCAACATATTCAACCTCTCTTGTTTCCGGATTAAGGGAAATGATAGAATCCTCAAATGTAACATCGGCAAATTTCTTCCAGCCTTGTGCTGTCAGCACTTCTGAATCCTTTGAATAGCAGAACGGATGCCAGCCTCTGAACTTGAAGTCCTTTGGATACTTGCCCTTGAGTTCGTCGCAGATGTCGTAGAAAGGCTTTCCGTTAAGTGTATGATTGTTTGATAACCGCACTTCAATACCCACAACGAAGTCAAAGTTCTGCACCCTCTCATAGTCAGATGCGCGGTAAGCCATATTTGCCTCCGTCACCGCAAGACGGAGGGCGTTCTTGTAACTGCTTCGGTACACTCCTCGTCCGGGGTGGTATGCTTGTGCTGCTTTCGATAGGTGCAGTTTTCCTTCTTTGTCGCGTACTCTCCTAAACAGTTTGTCCGGCTCCTTGAGATACTGCTTGAGGTCTCTTGCCATTGACGATGCGGACTGCCCTGTCTTGATTCCAAGTTCGAGCGCACTTTCAATGTCCACTTTCGCTTCTTTCGCATACTTCCACACTTTTTGAGACAACCCCAGCCCTTTGTCCTTTCGCTTGAGAAATGCGTCAAGAGCCGATTGATTGCTTGTAAAATACCGCGTTATCTGGTCTTCCGTAAGGTTGTCAAGGTCTTTGCCGAACACCTTTCGCACAAGGTCATCGTTCTTCTCGTTAGCGAGCTGCCATTGAGCCGTCACTCCATCAACGATTGCCGAGCCGAGCCTGTCGTGTAGGCTTTCGATAATCTGGTCAACTTTCTTATTGATTTCAGGATAGTCGCCGAGTTTAAAGACCTTTTCCAAGTCCACTTTACCACCGAACAGCGTTCCGACTACCCCGACCTCTTTGCACAGTTCAGCATAGATAGCGGCTACCTTGTTTTCAAGTGCCGCTATCTGTTGCAAATGCTTCTTGTCAAAAGAATCAAGAATAACGGGGTTTTTCGGGGTTTCTGCCATTCGGATAATAAATTACCTTTCAAGGATATTTGAATCGAAATTTGCCCGGTTTCTATAAGCGAAAACAGCGGAATACACCTTATTGTGCAAGTCCAAGTGCGTCAGACACCAAAGAAGCGGCACTTTCTTGCTGGATTTCCGCAAGAGTAGCATCCACATCCTCACTTTCGCCGAGTGCCTGGATTGACTCACGCTGCGACATCAGCGGCTTCTGTCCGTTCTTGAGTAGAAGGATCTCTGCATCTTCCTTGCGGTCGTCAATGATGTAAGGGGTCATCTGATTCTCCACAACGAGAGCGTCAATATCATTGTGCCAGTCCTGTGGGAGCATCTGCTTGAGGAACGCCTTTACCACATTTACCTCGCGGTCAAAGAACTCAATCCAGTCGCCAGCTTCGTCTTTCACTTTGAGGTGGCAGTCGATAAAGAGCTGCTTGCGAGCCTCGCCCGACATCGGGCTTGTCTTCATGTTCTCGTAACTCCAGTCAGGGAGCTGCAGCTGAGTGAAGAACGACTGCTTCAACTCCTCGACATAGAACTTGAGGTTGTCGATTGCCTGGTTCCAAGTCACATACTGGAGCGTCGAGCCTTGTGGGTACTGGACAATATCGCGGAATGCCGCATCTGCTTTCGGCTCGTTACCATAGCCTACCTCCTCATTGACCGCCGCCATAAGGATAGGTCTGCTGTTTGTCCTGAGATAGTTTCCGTTTCTGCTGACCGCCCATTCCATTTCATAGACAATCGGCGCACGGTCTTCCCATGCAGGCTGTCTGCGGTAGCGATACACTGCCGGAATCTTGCCAATAGCAATCGGCTCTACTTGTCCGCTAAGGCTCCAACCAAGTTCCCCTGTATTGCTCCAAGCGATATGAGTATCGGCGGTATATGTGTCGAAGAATGACACATCCTTATCTGCAACCTTGCGAGTGTACTTAAACGACAGAGCAACAAGGTCGCCCGTTTCATCATAGAGTGGATAGATGCTGTCGCCCTGCATAGGAGAATAAGTAGCACAGCGGAGTTTTAGTTTGCTGTTGAACCCATAGTAATTATTATCCTCCCTGACAGCATACCAGATAGTAGCGACCTCGCAAGACGAATACAGTTTGTTGCTTCGGTCTATATTGACCGAGTTGATTCTATTCCTCTGGAATATATTTTCGAGGTAACGGGCAATCTCTTTCTGCTTCTCGTTATCTTTCTCCGGCTTGTAGATGCGCTTGATAGGAATACCAAAACACAGCTCTGTCGTTCTCTTGACGGCGAGCCTCATAAGGTCATAAGTCACACGGCTGACCTTTTCTACTCCGGTAGCCACTTTGACGGCTTTCGGTCTGCCGTATTCGTCAACATCCGTTTCCGACACTCTTTCCTCATACAGCACTATGTCAGGATATTTCTCTTTATTCATAACCGGGTGTAACCTTGTGTCGTATTCGTACTTGAGTGCAAGTTCCCAACTTGGGACTGAAACAGATTTTGCCATAAGTTCGGACACAACATCTTGTCCCTCTTTGGCTCTGCGAATGATGTCTTGGATGTCTTTCATCTGTGGAGAATGTCTTGGATGTGCCTTTGAAACTATTATGATTATATCGTAATCACCACGCAAAGATAACAAAATATTTACATTACAATCACTTAGTATGCCTTATTTGCTATCTTCGAGAGGTTTACAGGGCGTGGTTTGCCGCCGAGAATCTTCATAAGGCAGACATAGCGTAAGCTGTCGATTCCGTGATTCCAACAGTCCACTGGCTTATTCAGCCACTTTCCCTCCTTGTCTTGAGCATATGTGTAATTTCTGAACTCCTTTATCAGATTAAAACTCCTCTTTGTAATTTTAATTTTAAACTCAAGAAGTTTCGTGATTCCTGCCTCAATACTACCAGGGAATTTATGAACAGGGTGTATATTGATTCCCGCACGGTAGATTTCCTGTATCAGTCGGGGGTCAGCACTCTCAGAGATTGTTTCAACAAGAGGGTCATTTGCTTTTAATACCTGCACTATATCAGTAGTAAGCATTTCCGTGTTGTAACAGAGTTCATCAACATATAAGATATCTTGGTAAGGAAAGACATCAATAATGGCTGTTGGATCTGATGAAAACCCAAAATCCATACCTCTCCAACGCTTCTTTTTGGCATATTCGGGCACCTCGTCAACGATGTCAAAATGCTTGAACACAAGTCCCTCGACAATCGCACGTAGTCCCAGTCCATAGACCTGCCAGAGCGTCTTGTTCTTGTACTTGAGGCTTTCGATTTCGTCAATGACCGTCTGCTCAAGGAACGGATTGTCTTTGTATGTCGTGATAAAGTGATAGGTTCGAGGGTCTGCGTTAACTGCATTAATCCAATGCTCCTCGGAGAACGAAGGGTTATAGTCCATAATGGAGAACATCGTGGTACGCATCTTCAACTGCTGCCACTCAATCTCCGCAAGTTCATTAGCTTCATTAGCATACAGGATATGTCGCTTTCGTCCGCGGATTTTCTGCTCGTCATCTGTACTAAAAAACTCTATCTGACTGCCGTTAGGGAATGTATAGATAAGTTCTGACTTGTTGAACGACTTATCGTTCCATACGCCTATATTGAGCATTACTTCCTTAAAGTCCCTTAATACTGAACCTTTAAGAGCCGGTAGCGTCTTTCGCACAACAGAAAGCAACAGCCCCGGATGCATTAAGAGAAACACGACAAGCCATATAACTGTATTCATCGTTTTTCCGCTGCGGGATGATCCTTGTTCTGATACGGTTGTATAGCCTGCCTTATATGCACTCTCTATCTCGTGATAAACCCTATTTACCTGTATCTTCGGCATTTACTTTCTAAGGTTGCAACAGTCGTCGGGATTAGAATTTATATACTCATTCCAATAATCTTGATGTTCCGGCACATCTTCACATACCGATACCTCTTTGTCCCATACGGATTTTATGTCGTTTATAAGGTTTATCTTACGGTCAAGCGGCAAGTGATTATACCCTTTATGAAATAATGAATATGCGGAGTAATCAACCTGCGGGAACCACCTCTTTATCCAGGTATTAGCTCGTAGGAACTCAACCAATAACTTCTCGCATTTTATGGCACCAATCTTTTCAAGGTCTACAATTTCTGGGATATATGGGGAAAGCCTCACTTGAACATCAAACCCCGCTGCCTGCAACTTCTCAATCGCTGCAATATGCCTTGAGGTAGAAGGAGCTTTCTCATAAGTCTTGCATAAATTATCATCAGTAGTCGTTATGCTAATCTGAATATGAGCAAGGTCTTTTCTCATTAATTGCATATATTCGTCACTTGCTACAAGGTCAGACTTAGTTACTATCAAGTAGCCAACATTTCTCTTATTAAGTTCCTCGATAGCCTTATAAGTAACCCTCCTTTCCCTCTCAATAGCCTGGAAACAGTCGGTCATACCTCCGAGCCTTACTATATCTCCCTCTTTAAGGTTTCTTCTTATAGTGCGGATAACCTTCTCATAGTTTGCTGTTGTCGGGTGCGACGGGTTCCATAGCTTTCGAAAATCCAATAAAGACTTCGCGTAACAATATGAACAATCGTGGCTACAACCACAGCCATAAGTATCAAGCCTTGTCGGATAATGACACCTTTCTCCCTCATTGCCTGTCACTTTCTTAAAAAACGACTTAAATTCTTTTGAACTATTATTTTCCATAATTACTCCTCTGTTTCTTCGCTTGATTTAGCAACTTTGTCCCTGCTGTCGATAACCTCAATGACGATTGGGTCTGGCTTGATGCTCTCACCCTTGCTTGTGATGTCAATGCTCTCGCCGAAGCCTTCATCCTTGCCGAGCTTGCCAATAAGATAGCGAAGCATATATCCGTCCGGCTTTTCAATCCACCCGGCAATGACCTGCTTTCCATCCTTCTCTACAATCTTCGGAATGCCAAGAGCAAGTTGCTTTGCCCTGTTAAGACACTCGTCAAGAGAACGGCCGCGGTACTCGTCCAATGCCTCCTGAAATCTTGCATCAGCATTACACCAGTTCCTAACAGTGCGTCTCGTGACATTAAACGCAACAGCCATTTTCGTGAGGTCTCCTTTTGTTGCCTCACAGGCTCTCATAAAGTCCTTTATCTTTGGTTTCTTTACACTTACACCCATATGTTTCCTCCTAATAAGGCGAAAGGGAAAAGACCGAAATCACGACTTTCCCCTCAGCCTATTCTAATTGTCGTTGTAAACATCCCTGCTGTATATTTCGGGATGACCTTGTTTCTTGATTTGTTCAAGCCTATTGTCAATTCTATTAGCAACTATGATATCCACATTTTTGGCAAATAAGTCAAAATGATGCACCACAGGTATCTCGTTAATATTTCCGCAAGGGAAGATTGACGCATCCTCGTATATTACGACATCAATTCCGAGTTTCTGCAACTCCTCTGCAATATCGATACTTGCACTCATCCTATAATTATCGGATCCTGCCTTCATGGCAATTCGATATATACCGACTTTTACTGCTGTATTTTCGCTGTTCTTTATCTTGTGGTATATATCATTTACTATTGCCATTTTCCTCGTAGGATTCGCTTCTACAATCGCTCTCACAAGCTTCTGCGGTATACCCTCATAGTTGGCAAGGAGTTGCTTGGTGTCTTTTGGGAAGCAATAACCCCCATACCCGAATGACGGGTTATTATATCCCTCTCCTATCCTCTTGTCAAGACACACACCTTTGAGAATCTGCTCGGTACATAAACCCTTTTTGATTGCATAGGTATCAAGTTCATTGAAGAATGCCACTCGCATAGCAAGATATGAGTTGGCAAAGAGTTTTACCGCCTCTGCTTCCGCTGCCCCTGTTACAAGTGTTGGAACATCTTGCTTATCTGTACATTCTAAGAATAGATTGCAGATATATTCCGCTTTTGCCTTATACTCGTCTTGGCTTGTTCCCACGATTATCCTGTCAGGATTCAGGCAGTCTTTCAAGGCACTGCCTTCACGCAGGAACTCCGGACTAAAAAACAGATTTTGATAGCCTTTCTCTACCATCCTATCCACAAATCCAATAGGGAGAGTGGACTTGATTACCTTTAAGGCATTGGGACAAAGTTTCTCGGCATCAGCGATAACGCTTTCAACAATCGAGGTATCGAAGTAATTGGTGTCTTCATCGTAATTGGTCGGCACGGCAATAACCACCATGTCGGTAGCATTATTATACGCCTCATCCTTCTCTATCGTAGCTCGGAGCGTTTTGCCTATATTATCATATAGACAAGCCTGAATCTCCTTATCACTGATTGGTGATATTGCGTTGTTAAGTTGCAAGACCTTATGCCACGAGGTTTCGAGGATAGTCACATTATTCTTCCTGCTCAGAAGGCAGGCGTTTGCCAGGCCAACATAACCGGCACCTACTACTGTTATGTTCTTCATTGGGTTCATTATTTTACTCGGTCATTAAAATATTGGATAGTTTTCTCAAGTCCCTCTCTCAATTTGACTTCCGGCTTCCACCCAAGCAGGCTGATTGCTTTTGAGATATCCGGTCTTCTCTGCTTCGGGTCATCACTTGGCAGGTCTTTATATACAAGTTCCTGTGTAGAGCCGGTAAGTTCTCGCACCAATTGAGCAAGTTCAAGGATTGTAAATTCATCAGGATTGCCTATATTGAATGGTCCTGCATATTCAGAATCCATAACTTTCAACATTCCGCTTATAAGGTCGTCTATATACTGAAAAGAGCGTGTCTGCTTTCCGGTTCCATAGATTGTCAATGGTTTCCCTTCAAGAGCCTGAATAATAAAATTTGACACCACTCTGCCGTCATCCTCAGACATTCCCGGACCATATGTATTGAAGATTCGTATTATCTTGGCATCCACTCCATACTTGTTGCGGTAATCAAAGCACAGCGTCTCTGCACACCTCTTTCCCTCATCATAGCACGAGCGTATCCCTATCGGGTTCACATTACCGAAGTATGTCTCATCCTGAGGGTGAACGAGTGCATCGCCGTATATCTCAGATGTTGAAGCCTGCAGGAGTTTGGCTCCGTTCAGTCTTGCATGCTCAAGAAGATTCATAGTTCCTATGACCGAGGTCAGCATGGTATGAATCGGATCCTTCTGATATTTGTCCGGAGACGCAGGGCAAGCAAGATTGTATATCTCATCAACTGCACACTTGTAGGCTTTGAAATAGATGATATCCCTTTGCTCGAATCTAAACAAGGGATGGAGCATTAAGTCCTCAATGTTCCGCCTGCTTCCTGTTATCAGAGAGTCAACGCATATCACCTTGTGTCCCTCTGCTACAAGACAACGGCAAAGATTAGAGCCAATAAATCCGGCCCCACCTGCCACAAGTATTCTTTTCGTCATTTCTTTCGGTATTTTTCTGATACTATTTTAGGAACGGCATATTTCCACAATATCTTATGATGGATTCTTGGATCTTCAACACCCATTGTAGCAATCTTTGCTGCCGTGGGGGATATCATGACTGTATAGAAAGACTTATTGTAAGTTCCCACTTTCAAATACAGTTCAGTGATTCCTCCCTTGTTCTGCTGTGTCGCTCCCTGTTGCACACATATGAGATTATGCGTAAAGTGCAGTATCCCCGCATTGCCGTTCTTTATGTATGAGTTGACATCATCGTTAAGTGTGCCATAAAAGTAGAAAGGCCGGTCGGTCTTGCAGAAAAACACATTCATTGTCTTTCTGCGCAGGAATATCTTTTTACCGAACATTGCCTTAGGCCCTCCGATATAATCACCTCCTTGTGCTGCCGCTATCACCGTTGTCGGAGTGGATTTTAGAAAATCGACCATAACATCAAATACAGCGTCTAAGTCGTTAACCTTGATTTTTCCAATGAAATCCCTCTCCCGTGTGAATTTGAATATAAACTCAGTGTAATCATCATCTAGTTCAACGAAGTAATCGCAGCCCTCATTCTTGGCTATTGTCCACAGCATATTCCTTGCGAAAAGAGGTGTGCCCCTATTCCCCAAGTTATCCATAGGGTCACACAGTTTTGCCGCTTCATCCTTTGAGAACACTATCAACTCGTCTTTAAACTGCTTTCGGTATTCTTCAATGGATTTATCCTCATCGTCAACAACAATGCGTATCTTGCCCGTATATCCCTGCCTACGCAGTGTCTCGTATGTCTTTACGCCATTAGGCCTTCCGTGGCTTAGAATAAAGGCACAGAAGCTGTTATTCTTCATCATTGTCTGGTCGTTCAGTGTTATTGAGTTCTTCCCCAGGTATAAGGTCCAGCAGTCTGTTCGTCATTTCTACAAATCCCCTTTCGACTGCCTTGTCGAAGTCGATTATCACAAGTGCACTATCCTCCATGAGTCTTTGCATTTCCGGACCTTGGTGAGCATAGTACTCCGCCATATTATCAAATCTGATAGCGGCATGTCTGTACGCACAAGCCCTGAGCATTTCCTTCTGCTCTTCGGATACAGAACTTGCATCAATGTCAGCCAGCATCTTCTTTACATTATCCGTGTTGATACACTCCGCAATGGAAGGCTCTTTACCCGTTATCTCGTATACCGGACTTTCAATTTTTCTTGAATAATGGGTGTTATTATCTCCGTCATTGTCATTTGAGCCAGAAGGCTCCTCAAAATCTTCCAACTCGCCTCCGGCAAGATAATCCGCTTCCATTCCCCAATCAACAAGTTCCTCCATATCCCACTCGTTTGCCAAGATGTCAAAATCGTTCTGACCGAACGCCTCATTATCCTTGATTGCATACTCTCTCAATTTCTCCATAGGAGTATTAATGTCCAGAATCTTACAAGGGACCTCCGCATATCCTATTTCCTTGCAAGCCCTTAACCGCATATTACCGCCTATGACGACATACTTGCCGTTCTTGCCTTTTACACCACTGAGAGTATATACAAGGATTTCGCGGAGGTCAAGCATTTCAGGGGCATCCTCAATACTTTTCTTGAGGGCTTCAAAGCGGGTATCTCTTATAAAACGAGGATTCCGAGGCAAGCCGACCTGCTTATTTGTTGCCTCGTCAATAAAAGAAAGCTGACCCTCGTTGTATTCCAAGAGGTCAACTTTCAGATTCTTCTTTACTGTCGCCATTTATTCTTGTGATTTTGTTTCAGGCAAAGATAACAATAAAATGATTACAACATAATCACTTGGCAGGAATCTCAGTTAATTTTAGCGGTATAATTTTCCATTTTGTTCCATTTTAACTATAAAACCAGTAGTTTTGCGTGATAATATAACATAGCCATGCAACTCAAGTCCGCCACTTTTATCAATCCCCGCGAATACTGGAAACACGAAGCCCTTGACTTCACTAACTGGCTTGCAGAGAAAGAGAACTTAACTGCACTTGGAGCGGCGGTAGGAATGGAATTGGAACTGATAGGTACTGAACAAAGTGTCGGAGACTTCCGTGCAGACATTACTTGCAAAGAGTCCCACACCGATAACGTCATCATCATCGAAAACCAGCTTGAACAAAGCGACCATAATCACCTTGGACAACTCATTACCTATTGTGCCGGGCTCCAATGTCAGAGGTTTATATGGATTTCGCCTTCGTTCCGAGAAGAACACGTTGCTGCCGTTGAGTGGCTTAACAACAACACAAGCACCGGCTGCTTTTTCTTTGCTGTCGAAGTACAACTTCTTAAGGTCACAGATGAAGAGATAGCCATACCATATTTCCGTACTGTTGTTAAACCCAATGGGTGGTTAAAAAGGGCAACAAAGTCCGTAACTGCATTAAAGGAATCAGATAAACTCCGCATTGCGTTCTGGGAGCAATTCAGGGATTATGCCTTGCAACAGAAAGGAGTTCCGTTTAAGTTACAGAAGCCCCTTGCGCAGAATTGGACGAATATAGCCATCGGCAAAAGCAATATATACATAAGCCTGATTATCAGCAGCAAAGTCCTTAAGGCGGTACTTACATTAGACGGGGACAAGGCAAAAGAACAATTCGAGTATCTTTATGTGAATATTAAAGACGAAGCGAATGCAGCCATAGGGTCAGAACTATCTTGGCTTCGTAAAGACGATTGCAAGTCTTGTGCTATACAATTAACCACGCCCGCTGACTATACCGACCAAGATGACTGGCAGAATCAGTTTGCGTGGTTATATAAAAATGCCGTAAGGCTTTATGACTTCTTTTCAGTAAAAGTCAAGACAATGCCATTCTAATACATAGTCTTTCCCTCGGTATTCTTCCATTTCTCGAAAGGAGCAAGTGCTTCTTTTTTCAGTCCTCTCTCCATAGGAACGGAACGCTTTGTCTTTGGCAGGGCAAGTTCGTCATATATGAACTTGTCAGAGAAGTCAATCTCTGACGCATCCTCCGCGCTTGCACCATAGACAATTCTGCTGATACCAGCCCAATAGATAGCCCCAAGACACATCGGACAAGGCTCGCAAGAACTGTAAATGGTATAGCCTTTGAGCGAAAAAGTCCTGTGCAGTTTACACGCGAGCCTGATTGCGTTGATCTCCGCATGGGCCGTTGGGTCAAACGTCCTTGTGACGGTGTTACCCTTGACACATACAACTTCGCCTTTTGGTGATACGATTACAGCGGCAAACGGTCCACCGCCATTGTCTATGTTCTTCGATGCTTCGTCTATCGCGAATTGAAGAAACACTTTGTCTTGTTTCTTTATCATAAAACTTATTTGAATCTTGCATCTTGCCTTGCCAAAGCAATGATAGGGCTATATTTTTTAACTTCTTCTTCGTTTAAATAGCGAGCAGCTTTCTTCGCACGCTTTATATCCCCGTCTATAACAGTAAACTCATGAACATGGCAAATGCCTGCCTCTAAATTATTGTGAGGCTTAGCAGGGTTAATATCTATATCAAGCATAGCATTATGATTTTCGTCATAGACGCGTAGTTGTATAATCTCACCATCTTTATTTTGCTTAAAATAATATTTTGCCGTATTTGATTTTATAGGCAAGTCAAATTCTGCTGCTTGATGAGGATTGTGTAGCACAGATACCCCTCCTATGACTCTTGCGACTTCCCACTCTTTCGTTATGAATTCGCCATCATCACCTCTCAATGAATTTTCGTGTCCCATTGTCCCAATTCCAAAATTCTGCTGTTATAGGGAACTCTCGCTGTCGTAAATATCCGACCAATGATACCCCTTTGTATTCTTTTCCTAATTTGTTTTCTAAACTTAATTCTTCCCACCTGTCGTCGTCTAAAAAGAAATCATTAAATTCACCAGAAAAGCCGTCTTTCCCATTCTTAAAGTCAATAACATACTCTGATGCATAACCTACATATAAAGTAAAATTTTCATCTTCATATATCTTTTTCTCGCTCACATTAAGCAACTCCTCTATCCAATCATAGCGATTAAAATTATCTGGTCGTTGATAGTATAATAACACACCACACCATAAGATTTCTTTGGTTGCGATTGGCAAAGAATCATAGTTATCGGGGAGCATTTGTCTTGGGGCTAACATTTCTCAATCTATTAAATCGTTCATTCTCGTAACATATCGTATTATCAAAGTCAGAAAGAGCATCGTTTATTCCGTAACAAAGAATATGAGTTGGGCACAATCTCTCTTTAACCTGGAACATTTCGTTACGCAATAACCTCTTTGCGAGATAACGATTTACCATATTTGAGCAATTTACCGCAAGAATACTATTCTGTGGCAAACCGTCAATCATATCCTCAAATAGTGAGGGCATAACGATTTGTACTATCGGTATAACATTAACGCCATGATCTTGGAAAAATCTCGCTATAAACTTATTCCGATACATATTCCATTTCTGCATAGGAACAGGCATATCAAGATAAACACTAAAGTCCGGCATCAATACTCCGTCAAACTTTGAGAGCAAATCTACATATTTCTTCGGTTTACTCCAAACCCGCTCAAATTGATAATCCTCAAGATAGAAGTGAACATAGGCATCTTGTTTAACTGTGCTTAAGGCTTTATCGAATGGTATCAGACGCTTAGGTATGTCATTACAAGGTAGCAATATTGGATTTCCTTTGCCCGTTAATGGCATATCCAAAACCTCATAAGCATTCAGCTTATTCATCGACCTTAATGCTTCTTTTCTTAACATTTTTGTGGGGCTCGGCCCTGTTGTTCCTCGAAGCGAGGGATAGATTCGCACTATCGACCTCTGGGATATGAGCCCAGCGAGCTACTACTGCTCCACCTCGCTATGTGAGAGACTGCCGGCTCAGTCTCTCGGTGTGATTATATACTACTACACGGTTTATAGAGTGCCGGTTTTCATTCTGTCAAATATCTTCTCCGGGCTTGGTTATCTCCCGTATTCTTATCCCGTGACGGAAAAGCATTAACTTCCGCTTGATTACATATTCTCCGGTCTTCGTAACTGGGCTCTTTGTATCTTCGACAACTGTCTGCCAAGTGTCATCAGGCATTCGCTTCTCATACACAAAGTCTGCTACATAACAGCATTTCTGCTCTGCGACCCTCTCCACTTCCTTGACCTTTGTCTTGAGCTGCTTCTCAACCTTGTAAGTCTGCTTCGGTATCAACTCAAACTCAACCTGCCTGCGGAGATTTCTAATCTTGCCCTCTTTCAATGCACCAAGAAGAAAGATAGCCCTGTTACCCTCAAGTCTTGAGTCGAAGGAAGCACCCATAAGGCTACATTTCTTTGCTCCGTACTTGTTATATCCTTTCCTCTTGTACATCTTCAAATCGTTTCAACTGCAAAGGTAAAAATGTTTTTAATACAATCACTTCGTGAGCAAACTAAATTTGCGCCGATTTGAGCCATTTTCTTTTCTTGGATAATAAATTATATATCTCAATCCTTTTCACCGCTAAAACTTAAAGAAAACCGGCAAAAATAGCGGAATGCTTATCACTTTCGATATGTGGGGTTTTTGAATATTATGACTTTTAGCATTTCGTTGAACCTGTCGGCTATCCTTGGTCCGTACTTCTCTCGGACTTCCTTTGCCTCAAGGTTTGTGGTAATCACAGTAAATAGTTGACGGGCGTATCGGTATTCAAGCAGTTCTATTATCGGATTGTATGCGTTACCATAGACCTGAACCTCCCTCGGCTCCCTGCCCATATCCTCTATACCGAGCAACGGAGACTTGCGGAACTCAAGATATCTTTCTTCGTTACGAGCATACAGAGCGGAAAGTTCTATCGCGTCAATCACCTCCAGTCGGCAAGGCTTCTCAAATAGACTGCTGTTGCTCAACAACTGTATCGCACCTTTCAGGGCGTTCATCATCGTGGTCTTTCCGTTTCCACTTATTCCGCACATCATAACTCCGAACTTGTAGCCATCATCCGTAAGTACCTCTGCGAGTTTCGCAAGATTCTGCACGGTCGCTTCATCCTCGACATATTTTCTGCCCCTGCTTTCTACCTCTACCTGATACGAAGCAAGAAGCACAGCCTGTGCCTGCTCATGAGTGAGAGGGAACTTAAAAGACCTCTGAATAGTCTTGCCACGAAGTAGCTTTTGTTTCAGTTCTTCTACGTGCAGCGTAACGGTCGTCGCTATTGTTTCCATTGTCCTGTGTAGTATTGATTGGGTTATTGTCGTAGTTGCCTTCGTAAACCTTTATCCAGTTCTTGTCGTTCTGGAACAGCCAGTCGAACTGGACCTTCCATTGCTGTGTCAGGAAAGTGCTTGCGAAGCATTTCTGAATGATAGTGTCAAACACCTCCAAAGGGTTGCCGCATTCCTTGAACTCCTCGTAGCGGGTCATGATCTTCTCTTTCCTTGCGTCGGATAACCGTGCGACTTTTGGGAGTATTCCGGCATGGAGTTTTACCGCGTTGTTCCACCTGTCAACAAACTCTTGCGGGATGTCTTTTTCTTCGATTTCTCCGGGGGCAAAAAGCGGCAAATCTGATTCGTCATTTTCTTCGGTTTTTAGGGGTTCGTTTCTTTTTTTGGATATATCTTTAGATATATCTTTTTTTAATAATATTTCTTTAATTTCTTTATTACTATAAACTAAGGTATCAACTTGGGTATCAACTAAGGTATCAACTTGGGTATTAACGCAGTCTTGATAACTTGCATAGTTACAAATAGTTAGCACTGATGTTTGCCTATAAAGAGTTTGCCTAAAAATCATGCCTTCTGATTCAAGCAACTTGAGAAATCTTATTATAGTAGGGGCACTCTTTCCCCACCTTTTTGCAAGAAGTGAAACCGGTGCGATCAACTGCCCTCTTTTGAGCGTAAACTTATTGCCGTCGTGCATCATTTCGGTGTCTTCCCACGATGCACTCAACAGCAAATCAAGCCACCATTTCAGTCGCTCTGCATCGCACCATATCCAATGTTTTGGGAGTTCTCTGCTTATCTTTATCCAACCTTCCATATATCCGTGTAGTATCTTTGAGAGGGTAAAATTAAAAATAAGTTCTAAATCTAAAAAATATTTCTAATCCATTGCCGTTTTTTCGGCGAGTTTAAGGCATGTTCGGTGCAAGTCCTGGCACATATCTATAAGCGCATCTTCCTCCTCGCTTTCAGGCGCAAATCGGCTTTTTATGCTATATTCGCTCCCGTTGTGCTTAGTGGTATAGATAAGACCGGGACCGATAATAATCACATCCCGGTCATTTAATTCAATGCTCGTCCTGCCGAAGCCTTGCAAGTTAGTCCAGTAAGTCATTTCTTAAATGTTTTTCCGAATATCTTAAACTCTTTCATTGGCATATTCAATAGCCACTCCTCTTCTTTGTGATGGATTCCACCCTGCGTGGAGTGCCGGAGACTAACACATAGTCTCCGATTTGTAGTTCGCTATATTTTACCATTTCTTAAAACTCTTTAGTATTTCTTTACCTTTATTGCTTCTTGTGTCAATATGACTTTCGCACCAATGAGAAGGGAAATATCTTTCCATGTGAATACGACAATAAGCATATCCGTTAGAGCCTATTGTTGCATACGCACAAGATGTGCAGTGTTTCTTCATTGGTCCATATTTCCCTTTATTTGGCATTTCCTATCTTTTCAAAGTAAAACTTTTCATCCCACGGCTTGAACTCCAAAATCCCATACTTCATAGCCAGTTTCGATTGGAATGTCTGCATACAAGTTTTCTCTAATGTATGCTTAATCCACCACCTCAGATGTTCAATACCTCCTGCCCCTTTATAGAAGTTACAAGCCCTGCAAGCGGGCATATAGTTATCAAGGGTATCATTCACTTCCTTATGCGCCAATTCTGCAAAATAGACGCTTTCTACATGGTCAACCTGCATATCCTTGATGTCAAGTTCACATCCGCAGTAAGCACAATGTCCGTTGTACTTCTTGTAGACTTGTTGCCTGATCATCTTTGGTATTGGTTTTCTTTTCATTTCTTCTTCCTCTTATGCAAATGCCCTATATGCCATTGTCCGCAGACGGAACAGACATAGGGGCTATATTTCTCTTTTAGCTTCGGGTGATTATCAAGGAAGGCAATCGCATCAAAGACCGTTCTGTATGCAATCTTTGGAACG